TAAGATCGAAGTTGATGTGTATGTCCGATAAGGATAGTCCCGGGCCGACGGCGACGGACAAGAGACCTGGGGACAGGTCCACTGCACAATCCAATCAACGAGATCCGAATACTAACGTGTAGGATAGAGTCTGATGCTTCGCGGCAGAAGGCAAAGTCCATCACAAGCGAAGAAGGGTGAGAAGCCCGGAAACGCGAAGTGAGGCTTAGTATCCCGCAAGGAGAAAAGCAGGAGGTGTGTTGTATTCCGTATCTAACAAGGTGCGGAGCAACTGGAGCAGCACATCTTAGTAGGTTTGCATAGCTCAACTGGAAAGAGCAATCGCCTTCTACGCGATGGGTTTCAGGTTCAACTCCTGATGCACATAACAAAATGCAAAGACTGCTCCGGTTGCGTGTTAAAGATGCCTAATGCCAAGACCTTCGGGTAACTTGGCGCACTGGAGGTCGCAAGCCAAAGGTGTTCGTTGGGAACGAAGACGTAGACTCTTAGCGGGGTCGAACTGCTCGCAAGGCAGGCGGAAGAGTGAACGACGAGTAGCACGTAACGACAGGTGAAAAGCCACACCTCAAAAAAGGCGGCATTGAGTGATACTAGGATAGCTGCAAGGCGCCTAGTGGATAACGGATTAACTTGGCTCGCAAGGCTAAAGGTACGGTCCAAAGGCACTCACTTCAACGTGTAATCTCAGCGTTGGTATAGATTTTGAAGATTTAAGCGAGCGCCAGACGGAGAAGGCGCTGTTGGCTTGAAACCGCCCGTATCGATAGTGTACTATCAAGCTACCCACACATGGCGTTCACTTAAATCTTTGAGATAAATAATCAGTTAACGGGGCCTTAGCTCATCTGGGAGAGCGTCTGCTTTGCACGCAGAAGGTGATCGGTTCGAGTCCGATAGGCTCCACCAACAATAGTAAAGGCACAGGAAGATACAGATGTGCTAAGAGTGCTAACAGTTGTCCTGCCAATAAAGCAAAGAATAGCAAAGGCTTAAAGAAAGCCCACGCCGAAGGAAGAATACCTGTCTTTACAGACGAAATGCGTAAGAAATCGCATATTAGTCATAGACGTAAGTTAGTAGAAGATAAACCTTTTGAAGAACTTGGACACATATTGCGTAAAAAGATTGTAATGGAGGAGCAAGACTATAAATGCTCACATTGCGGACTTAACGAATGGATGGGTTTGCGTATAACATTAGAGTTGGATCATATAGATGGAAACAACAAAAATAATGTTAGAAGCAATTTAAGATGCCTTTGTCCTAACTGTCACAGTATTACAGATACTTGGAAGATAGGACAAATTAAAGGTAAAAAAGAACGAAAGCGTAGCGACGAAGAAATTATTGCTGCCTTTGAAAAATGTGGTAGTATAAATGCTACATTGAAAGAGTTAGGATATAATTGGGGTAGTGCTACTACTGTTAAAAAAGTGTTATCCCAATATAAACTAATCGATTCAATATAGCCCCTGTGGGCAAATTGGTAAAGTCGCCCGGTTTAGGTCCGGTAGTTTGGGGGTTCGAGTCCCTCCAGGGGCACCAATTATACTACTGTGTAGAAGTTTTATAAAAAAATCTATCGATAGTTTGCTTCAAAAGAATGAAAATCCTTCTAAGGATGATGTACAAAAGAATTTAATAGATTTAGGACTTGAAGATTCTGAGATTAAAGAATATATGCCAATGATCATAGATTATATTAAAAAGTTTAAATTAAAACTTGACACAAAAGACAAATAGTGCTATAAATAAATTAAATATAACTAATGCCCGCTTGGTGGAATTGGTAGACACATGAGACTTAAAATCTCAAGCCTTCGAGCGTGCCGGTTCGAGTCCGGCAGCGGGTACCAAACTTAGTAGTCGAAAGAGACAAAAATGAAGACCACAGTTTTAGCAGCGACATTGGTCGCAGCAGTTGCATTAGGCGGCTGTCAGATGAATAAGCAAACAGGCGGTACGCTTGTTGGCGCTGGACTAGGTGGTCTGGCAGGTTCCCAGATTGGCGGCGGCACGGGCAAGCTCGTCGCAGTTGGTGCAGGTGTATTGCTTGGATCGCTGATCGGTTCGTCCGTTGGACAGAGCCTTGATCGTGCGGATCAGCAACACATCCACTATACGACACAAGAGGCTCTTGAATACGAGCCGGATCGCAACAAGCGACAGTGGAGAAATCCAAACTCTAACAATGCAGGGTGGGTAGAGCCACAGCGCACGTATCAGACTGCACAAGGGCAATACTGCCGTGAGTTCACGCAGAACGTCACTGTCGCAGGAAAGACACAACAGGCCTATGGCACGGCATGTCGCCAGCCAGACGGTACCTGGAAGATCGTTCAATAAATTGTTCTCGTAGCTCAGCTGGACAGAGCATCGCCCTCCGAAGGCGAAGGTCGCAGGTTCGAATCCTGCCGAGAACGCCAAGGCCGGCCCGGCGAGCGAAGGCGCACCAATAACGGTGGATTGCAGCTACGGTATGGGCCAGGTGATAAAATCCTCGCCGTAAAATCACCGATGGGTGGACGGGTAAGCATCTAATGCTTATTGCGTCCACCCATTTTTGTGATTGACAGTTCAACTAGGCTTTGCTATTATAATGTCGTAGAGAGATGTCTACACCAACCTAGAGAAGGAGATTCAAACGTGAAGACTGTTTCCGCAACTCTCGGCGCCGTCGCGCTTGCCCTCGCAGTGAGTGGCACCGCCTCCGCGGCCGACTACGTTAACAGCCCTCCGCTCCGTGATGTGGTGAACACTTCGGTGTCCGATTGCCGTGCGCAGTCGACGTTGAACGTTCCCATGATTGCATGGGGCGGCGACATTCCGACTCTCGTCGCGAATGGCAACTCGCTCACCACACAATCGGACAGCCTGTTCGAGTTGGTGGGCATCAACGCCGAGCTGGAGCGCCAGGACGTGTTCAGTGAGCAGGTGGAAGACTACCTGTCTTGCAAGAGCCCGTTCCTGCGTGGAACGCAAGGCATGCTGAACATGGCCGCGGACATCACCGAGGCCGACGACCGCACCAAGATGGTCGCCATCTATCAGCTCAGCTGGTCCAACGGCGGTGACGCACTGGTCGTCAAGCCGGGCATCGGTACCGTCTCGGATCTGAAGGGCAAGACCATCGCCCTGCAGGCATACGGTCCGCATGTCGACTACATGGCAACCGTGCTGGCTGACGCCGGCCTGTCCATGAACGACGTCAACATCAAATGGGTCAAGGAACTCACGGCAGCAGACAGCTCGCCGCTGAACGTGTTCGCTTCTGACTCTTCCATCGATGCTGCATTCATGATCATTCCTGACGCCCTGGCACTGACCTCGGGTGGCGGAATTGGCACCGGCGCCGAAGGCTCCGTCAAGGGTGCTTCGATCATGCTGTCGACCAAGTCGGCTAACCGCATCATCTCGGACGTGTATGTCGTCCGAAAGGACTACTTCGAAGCCAACAAGGACCAGGTTCGCAACTTCGTCCATGGTCTGATGCTGGCTGAAGAGTCTACTCGCGAGCAGCTGAAGGCTGGTGGCACGGCGGCTGACGCGATCTATGCTGCGGCATCTGAGTACCTGCTGGGTGTCGCTGGCGACATCGAAGGTGCGAAGGGTCTGTGGCTGGATGCTGAGACTACCGGCTTCCGCGGTAACGTGAAGTGGGTGTCCAGCGGAGAGCCGCGTTCTTGGCTCAGTGTCAACAACGACGCACAGCCGCTCCTGAAGGCACTTGGGCTGATGTCCAAGCCGTACACCCTGGCACACGCTGGCTGGGACTACGAAGTCTTCAAGGATGGCCTGAATGATACTGCCGGCGTCGAGAAGCCGAAGTTCAATCAGGCAGAGCTCGCCAAGGTCGTTGACAAGCTGGACAAGACTGGTCAGCTTGGTGACAACTCGCTCTTCGAGTTTCCGATCTACTTCGAGCCGAACCAGCAGACCTTTGAGGCACTCAACTATCAGGAAGAGTTCCGCAAGGTGATCGGACTGGCTTTGCGCTACGGTGGTGCCGTGATCACGGTTGAGGGTCACTCCGATCCGCTCGGCTACCTCCAGAAGAAGAAGGACGGCGCCTCGAACATCGTACTGGCACGTGCCGCACAGGCTGCGAAGAACCTGAGCATGGGACGCGCTATCGCGGTGCAGCAGGCTCTGATCAGCTACGCTGATGCTGGTGGCATCACGATGGATGCTTCGCAGTTCGCTACTCTCGGCAAGGGCATCACTGATCCGGCAACCGGCAAGGATTGCGGTGGTCCGTGTGCTCCGAAGACCGAAGCAGAGTGGCGGTCCAACATGCGGGTGGTCTTCCGTATCGTCAACGTCGAGGCTGAAGCCAGCGTCTTCACGCCGCTGAACTAAGGAGAGCAACGATGAGAAGCACTCTAGCAGCCCTGGCAGTGGCGGTACTAGCCCTCACTGCCTGCGAAGAGCAGAACAGCAGCAGCAACGTAGGCAGCAGCAACAGCAGCAGCTCGCAGGGCGCTGCAAGCACGGCGTCAGTTGATCCTACGAAGCTCAACTGGCCGCCACAGCCCGACAACGAAGTCGCTCTCGCGACTGATTACTTCGAGGAGAACCTCGTGGTGATCCTGGACATGTCGGGCAGCATGGCAGAAAGCACCTGCAAGGATTCGTCGACCACCAAGTATGCTGCAAGCATTGCGGCGATCGACTCGTTCTTGAACCAGGTACCGGACACCATGAACGTCGGCTTCGTGGTGTTCGAGGATGGCTCCAGCAAGGTGCGCACACCGCTCGGCAAGGACAACCGCAACAACATCCGACAGGTGTTGCAGCAGGTCCGTCCGGATGGTGGCACTCCGCTCGGCGGAGCCGTCTACGACGCCTACAACATGCTCACCGCCCAGGCCCAGGCACAGCTTGGTTACGGGCAGTACCGCATGTTGATCGTGACCGATGGTGCGGCTTCGGATGAAGGGACACTGGACAAGAACATCAAGTTCATCACGTCTCAGACTCCGATCGAAGTCTTCACCGCCGGCTTCTGCATCGACAAAGGCCACACGCTGTACCAGCCGGGCATCACTGAGTTCCGCACCGCCGGTAACATCAATGAGCTCAAGGACAGTATGCAGGCGGTCCTTGCAGAGAGTAACGCCTTCACGCAGGCGTTGACTTTTCAGTAAGACGTGTTATACTAGGAGTGTGAGAGATCACACTCCTAGTCACACGCAGAGGAACAGAACATGTCATTGAGAGAGCAAAAACTCGTCCTCCGTCCGATCAACTTCCTTGGTGCAGCCATCGTGGTTGGCACCGTGTTGTCGGGCGTTTGGCTGCACACGATTGGTAGCGCCAACGAGGACTACGCATTCAACATCAACTTCAGCAGGGGCGTTGCCGTTGACACTCGTGACATGGCAAAGATCAACGAGATCGTCACCCTTGCTGTGACCAACAGCAGCTACGAGATCGTCATCACCGGTCATACCGGTACCACAGGTGATCCGGCTGCAAACAAGGAACTCAGCACCAATCGTGCTAAGGAGATCGAACAGCTCTTGCGCGATGCTGGTGTGACCAATCCAATCGTGGTGGTCGGCGCCGGCGGCACCGAGCCGTTGGAGAAGCTCAACAACGAATCCGATCGCGACTTCCAAGCTCGTCTGAGCCGTGCGACGGTCAGCGTGGAGAGTGATCTATGATCGGTCACAGCTGGCAAAAGATCGAGCAGACGGTCAGCTGGAAAGACTGGAACCCTGGTCTTGACAACGGGCATCTTACGCTAGGCGAAGTGCTCGCGACGCTGCCGGCAAGCGATCCGACGGACATTCCATGGATCGTTCGTCTCTTCGAGAATCCAAATCCGCCCATCCGTTTTCCAGACCTGTTCCCCTTGCCGGGTGCGATCAGCCTGGAACGGCACGATGCGATCCACTGCCTTCTTGGGCGAGGATTGATGCCACAGGATGAGGCGTTCGTGATCGGATTCACGATGGGAGCCACGAAGAACTGCATGCCTTGGCACTTCACGTTCTTCCGGTTCATCGCGAAGTACCTGTATCCAAAGCATTACAAGTTCAACGACGAGCACTTGCTTTCGTTGGACCTGGGTTACAACAAGGGCAAGGAATCACTCGCAAGCGATCTCGGGCATTTCCCTTTCGAGCGCTTCAAGGATTTCACCCTTGATCAACTACGTGATCGGCTTGGCATCAGCAAGCAAAAGCTCTATGCGATCTATCGCGTCGAGCGCATGATGCTGCCGCACACAAAAGAAAGTGGACGCCTTGACTATCAATGGATGGCGTCCGACCCGAGCTACATCGAACCGAAGGAGACTGCAAATGCCTAACATCCTGCGACTCGGCGGCGGAGCAATGGGCCTGTTCTTGGGCTTGGTGCTCTTCTCGTTCATGAACTCACCCGACGTGTTTCCGTTCGCGGATACCGTCATTCCGATCGTGCAGGCTGTCCTGTTGGGCGTCGGCATGTTCATGATGCTGCCGCGGCAGATGACCACTGCTGAGATGCTACTCCGTGAGTTCAGCGGATCGAAGGTCAGCGCGGAAGAGCTGGACAATGTGATCAAGAAGGGCATGGAGAAAGTTGATGCCTTGCTCGCAGCGGCTGATCAGATCGAGGACGCTGCCGTGTCACTCAAGATCGAGAAGATCGCCCGCGTTGCGGACCGCATCTTCGAAGGATTCATTGAGGATCCAGACGACATCCGTCGCTCGCGAGACTTTCTCGATCTGTACCTAGGCAAGACTGTTGACATTGTCAGCAGTTATGCTAAACTAGAATCAAAGGGCGACGCCGCAGGCGCGACCCTACAGCAAGTGAAGGAACTCCTCGACACCATCGAGGACGCCTTCGAAGCGCAATACGAGAAGAACCTAGAGGACGATCTTCTCGACCTTAGCGTACAATCCTCGGTCCTCGAGAAGAAGATCAAACTGAGTGGAATCTAAGGAGACAGACATGACCACAGCAGTAGCTACCCCGACCGTTGATATGATCGTGGCTGAGGCCGAGAAGAAGACGATCAATGCACCGGCGGTCATTCCGAGCACCGAAGGCCAGGAGCTCATCGTCGCTCCAGTTGACGGTGAAGTCCAGAAGGACTATGACGGCCTCATGAAGGCGTTCGAAGGATCCGACACCAACGGCATCCTGATGTACGCAAGCGAGAAGCAGCGCGCTTCGACTGCGGCAGCAGAATCACTGCTCGACGGCGTTCGCAACAAGGACCTCGGGCCGGTCGGCACCGGCCTGAACAACATCGCACTGAGCATCAAGGGTTTCGACCTTTCCATGCTCAAGGGCGAACAGGGCGAGCCGGGATTCTTCGGCAAGCTGATGGGCAAGGTCTCGCCGGTGGCAAAGTGGCTCGAAAGCTACTCCACCGTCGAAGGTCAGATCGATGCCATCGTCAAGAAGCTGAACGAAGACCAACTCAAGATGATGGAAGACGTTGAGAAGCTCGACCGCATGTTCAACGCCCAGGTCGATCATTTCCGCGGTCTTGAGGCGGCGATCGAAGCTGGCGATCGTGCCATCGCAGAGATCAACAACAACCTCCTACCGAAACTCCAGAAGAAGGCCGAGGCGTCCACCGACGCGATGGCCGGCGCCATGTTCGCCGACAAGAAGGACATGCGCGACAAGATCGAGCGTCGAATCCATGACCTTCGCCTGACGCGCGAGATCATCCGGCAGAACCTGCCGGGCATCCGTACCACGCAGCAGAGCGATGCCGGCCTCGTCGAGAAGATCGAGACGATCAAGGTCAACACCATTCCGCTGTGGAAGCAGCAGATGGCGATCCTGGTTGCCGCGGCTCGTACCAAGGGCGTCGCCCAGGCCGTGAACGAAGTGACCGACGTGACCAACGACCTGCTTCGCAGCGGTGCTGAGCTGGTCAAGGACGCCAACGTCGAAGCGCGTCGTGCGCTGGAGCGTGGCATCGTCTCGGTTGAGACGATCGAGTACGCGAACGGTCAGATGATCGCGATGATCGAAGAGACGCAGGCGATCTACGAAGAAGCGAAGACCATGCGTGCTGACGCTGTCGGTCGCCTGGATGCTGCGGCCGCTGCACTGAAGCAGGCGCAGCTGGTCAAGTAATCAACTTGGGTGGGCTACGGCCCACCCAATACCATTGGAGAAACAAATGTTCGGTATCGAACCCTTCATCGCAGCTGGCGGCATCATGTTCTGGGAATGCTCCTGTTCATCACGAGTGTAGGTACTCTAACCAACTTGACAGTAAGCGGCACAGGATCATTTACTACCTTCACTGATAAATATGACCGAAATGTTAGAAACTTAGGTGTTATCACTGACGCCACTGTAGTTACCGTTGACTTTGCTACAGATGCTATTATCGTATTTGAATGGGATAATGGCTTTACTATTGACAAAGCATATAAAGATGCTATACTACAGACAATAAGACACAGGGAGAGCAATCATGGCAAGCGTAATTAACAGGCTTGATAAACTGAAACTGATCAATCCGCCGGCATGGCTTCCGAACAACACGATGTTCGAAGGTTGGACCGGTTCGGTTGCCTATGGCGCATCAAGCGACAACAGCGACATGGATGTGATCGGCTTCTGTATGCCTCCCAAGGATTTCGTGTTTCCGCACCTTACGGGTGAGATCGCAGGCTTTGGCCAGCAGATCCAGAGGTTCGAGCAATTTCAAACTCATCATGTAAAAGACAAGAGCACGGGCAAGGAATATGACATCACGGTGTTCAGCATCGTGAAGTTCTTCCAACTCGCGATGGAAAACAACCCAAACATGGTGGACAACTTGTTCCTGCCACGTCGGTGTGTGCTCCATTCCACGGCGATCTACGAGCATGTTCGGAACAACCGTCGGTTGTTCCTGCACAAGGGATCGTACCACAAGTTCCGTGGTTACTCGATGTCACAGATGTCGAAGATCAACAAGGGATCAAATCGGTCAAATCCGAAGCGTCAGGCGTCAATCGACGAGTTCGGATTTGACGTGAAGTTCGCCTCCCATGTCGTGCGCCTGCTTCTTGAAGCAGAGCAGATCATGGCGACCGGAGATTTGGTCCTCGACCGTGACTCGGAAGTCTACAAGGCGATCCGTAGAGGCGAATGGAGCCTCGAACAGATCAACAAGTGGGCTGAAGAGAAGGAACGGTCGTTGGAAACTCTCTACGCGGAGAGCAAGCTGCCGGAACGGCCTGACGAAGAGGCCATCAAGCAGGTGCTCGTCGAGTGCATGGAGATGCACTATGGTAGCCTTGAAGCTGCCGTAGTCGAGCAGGATAAGCACGGTCGCCTCGTGCGTGAGCTCCAGGAGCTCGTGAAAAGGCATCAGTAACAGGAACCGCATGGGGATCAGTTTTGGTGGTCCCCATGCGGCTTGTAGATACATAATGCGTCATCAAAAAGCACTTGACTTTTATAGATACTCTCGTTATTATCTACAACGTACAACTTAGCAACCAAGAAGCAACAAAAACGCTAAGTCTGCCGCACCATGCGGCACGGGGCTGAATTCCCAAACCAGGCCTCTAAAATCCATATATGCTAAGAGGTTCAATAGCATGAACAGAGCACTACTTGGTGCAGCACTATTCGCTGGCATGGTAGGACTCGCAGCGCCGGCTTCGGCACAGCAAGTCCAGCCAAATTGCGATTGGAATTGCAACTGGGGTTTCTCCAGTTTCCGTGACCTCCGCGACCAGGCTGTCATCATTGACATGAAAGAAGGTCGTGTTTCGGAACTTCGGTGAACTCCACATCCACCTAGAGCGTCATCTGCGAAGCCGGTTTCGGCGGCAAGGCAGTACAATCGGTTGGTGCCGTTGGCACATCGGTTGGCGTGAGCCAGATCAACCGTAACTAATCTACCCAGATTAGTTAAGTTGGAAGGAGTGGGCCTTTTTGGCCCATTCCTTTTGACTGGATGATAAATAATAGCATGAAACAGTACATCGCAGGATTGGTTGACGAGACTCGCTTCAAAGCAGCCAAGGCAACACTTGAAGAAAACGGCGCTAAGAACGTCAGGCAGCACGAGTTCATGAAGACTCTCGTGTACTTTGACACGGCTCCTCAACGCAAGAACCTCGGTGGTGTTCCGATCACGGAATACTCCAACGAAGACATCAAGGGCATCTCGGATGCACACGTATCAGGTGTCCTCGCAGCATGGCTCGAGTCACGTACTGATCCAATGACGACGCTCGAAGACGTGCGTGAAGTCGTTGGATCGTTCCTGTCAAATGCTACGCAAGAGACAGTGAACACCCAGGGTAAAGACCATAACAGAAGGTTCCTGGATGCTTCCTCAATCCTGTATGGCGATGACACACCTATCCAAGACGTCCCTGAAGACGACGCTCCAATCAACATGCCAGAGGAAGAATACAAAGGTGGTTCTGGCAAAATCTTTAGCAACAAAAAGGTATTGATTGGAGCAGGTGTCGCAGGACTACTAGCGGTAGCTGGGTTCTTCATATTCTTACAACTGTAGGATAAACATGATAGCCCAATACCGCACGAATGCTGCGGAGTTGGGCTTCCAAATTCCAAAGCATAGACAGATCTAAATAGTGCTTAACAACTAAATTGTTATGCGCTATCTTGTATGCACGTTCAACAAGAGCGTAATACAAGTAACAGGAGAAGGACCTTATGTAGAGGAGAAATAACATGTTGACAGGACTTCGTACTCTAGTGCTAAACGCGAATTACATGCCGGTTTCGGTATTTCCGCTGGAATCAATCCCAGCAGAAGATGCAGTCACACGCATCCTTAACGGGACGTGTCACGCCGTGTTTGAGTACGATCGCAAGATCCTGACCCCTAACCTCGAGATGTGCTGGCCGTCGGTCATTGCGCGTAACGATTTGGACAAGATCAATAACAAGGCGGTTAAGCTCAAGCGTGAGACTCTTTTCTATCGTGACCATGGACTTTGCGCATACTGTGAAAAGCCTCTGGTACTCGGAGAAGTGACATATGACCACATCCGCCCGCAGTCCATGGGTGGCCCTCACACTTGGGAAAACGTGGTCGCGTCTTGTGGCGCATGTAACTCGAGGAAAGGTAGCCACCTGCCGGTCGGCCAATGGAAGCCGAAGCACCGTGCTTACAAGCCGGATTACTGGCAGCTAGTTTCCCTCCGTAAGAAGTTCCCGATCACCATCCCAAACGAGGACTGGGTTCAGTTCTTGGGTGACTGGGACGCAGAAGTAAGGGTTGCGGCTTATGCCGCAACCCACCTTGCCCGAGTGGCGGAACGGTAGACGCAGCAGGCTCAAACCCTGTGGTCCTTGACTGGGCGTGGGAGTTTGAATCTCCCCTCGGGCACCAAACTCCTCATTGACATTCTAAGCAATCATGCTATACTAATAACATGAATACGCAACTAGAAGAACGCTTCGGCTGGTTCTCTTCAAAACAGGCCGAAGTTAGTGGAACCTTTATCTACGAAGACATGGACGGCAACGAAGTCGAAGTCACCGAGGTCACGGAGTGGACACGATGTGAGCCAAATCCTGGTCCCATATGGGATGACTACGTCTGCCTAGGTCCAGTAGGACGGTATGTCAAGGACGGCCGAAGAGGTGCGTTCTACGACATGGAAAAGAGGCTAGAGAAATATGTTCGGTTGGATGAAATCAAAGCCAAGAGAAGATCGTGAGCTCGTGGGTTTTTACACCCATATAGTCATCTGGGCCGATCTCAATAATCTAGAAGAACGGGTCATCATGAACTTCTATCGAACGAACCCTTCGGGCGTCCGCTCGGTAGAAATTGACTACGAAGGAACTCTCGTGAGAGATTACAAGAAGGGCAACGATCTCGATCATCTCCGGCGCTTGTGGATTGATGCTAACACCCTTCAGCCGAACACGAAATTCGTTGGCAAATACAAGCGTCTAATGGAGGAAAAACGATGAGGACACAACCGCAAGAAATCATTGCGCTGCTAGAGGGCACAGACTCCAAGCTGGAAAAGCAAGCCATCCTTGAAGCTGCAATCGACGATGGGCTGGAAGAGTTTTTCGATGGCTTAAGGATGGCTCTGAATCCACTCCATACTTTTGGTGTCAAACAGGTACCAATCAAGAAGGGTGACGGGCAAGGACTTCCGTGGACAGCATTCGTTGAGCTACAGGGCAAGCTGGCGACACGAGAGCTCACCGGACATGCCGCACGAGATGCGATCCAGCTTGCGATGGATGTCGCAACCGAAGAACAATGGAACGGTTGGTACCGTCGCATCCTGATCAAGGACATGCGGGCCGGCTTTTCCGAGAGCACCGTCAACAAGGTGGTCAAGAAGAAAGACAAGGCACACTGGGGCATTCCTCTCTTTGAGTGCCAGCTCGCACATCCCAGCGAGAAGTACGAGAAGAAATTGGTCGGCAAGAAGCTGATCGAAGTCAAGCTCGATGGTGTGCGTGTGGTGACCATCGTCCGCACAGACGGCCGGGTTGAGATGTTCAGCCGGAATGGTCGTAGGTTTGAGAATTTCGGACACATCGAGGATCAGATCAGTAAAGTCGTCACGGAGGTTCCTCCTCCGTACGACATGGTACTTGATGGTGAGATCATGAGCGACAGCTTCCAGGATCTCATGACGCAGGTCCATCGCCGTTCTAACGTCAAGGCAGATGACTCCATCCTGTATCTGTTCGACTGTCTTCCGTATCACGACTGGAAGAACGGCGGCTGCAAGACCACGCAGCTAGTACGTTCGCAAATGACACAAGCCTGGGTCAACACTCACAAGACAAGCCTGCCCAACGTTGATACGCTTGCTTACGAGATGGTTGACCTTGATACTGATGCCGGCCAAGCACGCTTCAAGGAGATCAACAAGACGGCGATCGAAGGCGGCTACGAAGGCATCATGATCAAGGATACCCAGGCGCAGTACAAGAACAAGCGCTCAGACGCATGGCTCAAGCTCAAGCCCTTTATCGAGGTTACGCTTGAGGTCAAAGGAACCGAGGAAGGAACGGGCAAAAACGAAGGCAAGCTCGGAGCCCTGATCTGTGCAGGCACAGACGAAGGCAAACACATCTTCGTGAACTGCGGCGGAGGTTTTTCCGACGAACAACGCGAAGGCTTCTGGGAAAAGCGTGAATCTCTGATCGGGATGCTGGCTGAGGTCCGTGCCGACGCCATCACGCAAAACCAGGACGGGACGTATAGCTTGCGATTCCCGCGGTTCAAAGGCTTCCGCGGGTTCGTGCCCGGCGAGAAGATATGACCGTTCATGATGAACAAGCAAAAGGCCAAAAGATACTAGAAGACCTATACCGCGCAAAGGTCTCCGAAGGTAGGACACGTTATTCTCTACCTCGGAAAATCGACATCGATTACGTCGCGGGAGAAAAACACAAGATTGATCTGCACCCCATAAAGGTTTACCATGGGGTGCAGCTTGATCTTCCTCCCTGGGACTATGCAAAGCTGACGTCACAGATTTCTTATTTGCACAGTGATATGTGGGGTCGTGATCCGATGAATCCTTCGTCGGTCGCAGAGCAGCATTATTCCAAAGTCTACCAGAGAGAGTTTGAAGAAGAAGAGCTCCGTCGTAAATACCCAATGTTGCAGCAATTTTGGGATCGATACCAATCTCTCAAGATACTGCTCCAAACCGGCGAAGCAAAAGGAAATGAGGATGGCTAGATCAGCTATAAAAACACCAAAGAGGAAGAAGCCTAGGGCAGCACCAACGATACGACGCGGTAGGAAACTACCTGATTACGACTGGACCGGCTGGGAGACATGGAGTGGTGCGAAGTATCATCATCAGCGACGTGTTGCTTTTGACTTCTATTACCAGAATTACAAGGCAGCTGATCTAACTAAGTTCGTCTTTGAATGGATGAAGTCTGATGGCGGATACAAGAAGCCAGAGATCGACGCCATCAAAGCCATTCCTACTTGGAAGGTAAACGTAAACACCTGCATCCTTGCCAAGTGTTTGCTGTCTGGAATGCCAGACGTCAACGAAGCATGGAACGAATACTGGATCGCATTGCCAGGCACGAGTGACGAGGCGCCACGGCCTGTTTCAGAAACGCTAAAAGCAAGGATAGACGAGCTGCTCGAAGAGGGCAAAGAGCTGCTCAAGGAAAAGAAGAAAGAAGCAAGGAAAAAAGAAAAGGCAGAAGCACTGCCTAAGCCTACCATCCAGGATCGAATCAAGGAACAGGCAGTCGTCGCATACGAAGAGATCGACGACTGGCTTGAGAGCTTCGTCCAAGACCCAAAGTCCTTCAAACCAGACGGGTTTGATTTTGCTGCACACTTCTGCAAGGTAAAAGTGACCCAGGCACACGCAAGGAAGATGAAAGCATTCTTCCAAGGTGAGCTCGAAGAGTTCCGTGTCATCTCACAAATGCCTACTCCAGCAAAGATGAAAGGCATCAAGGATGCCAAGGAGAAAGACGAGTGGGATCAGATCAAGGAAGGCTACGCACATCTCAAGCGTGCCGAAGTGAAGAACTTCCTCACTGCACTTGAATCCCTTGATGGCGCGCTTGACATGATCATCGAGGAAAGCAAAGCCAATCGCAAGAGCCCGACCCGCAAGCCAAAGAGTGCTGACAAGGTGGTCGCCAAGATGAAATACAAGGTCAAGGACGACAAGTACCAATTGGTCGGTGTCAATCCTACGCAGATCATCGGCGCCTCAGAGCTTTGGGTATTCAACACCAAGACGCGCAAGCTCGGAAAATACATCGCAGCCAATCCCGATCCTACCGGACAGGCAAGAGAAGGCAGTGGGTTGAGCATCAAGGGTACCACGGTCCAAGGATATGTGGAAGATACCAGCGTCCAAAAGACCCTACGTAAACCCGAAGAACAGCTCAAAGAATTCAAGGCTGCTGGCAAGGTGAAATTGCGCAAATTCATGGACGAGATACCTACCGTTGACACCAAACTAAATGGTAGGATCAACGCCGAGACCATCCTGCTGAAGGTTGCTTAAATGCTCGTAGATAAATATGAGCATGGACGACGATAGCAACAAAGTAAAATCAGCTCTTGCCCAGCTCGGCACGGTGATCGAAGATCTCTCTAAGAGAGAGGTTCCTTCGGCCGGTGCGATCGCGAAACGAGTGTTGGAGCATCTCTGGGACTCAGAAACCAGACGCCTTGGTATCGGAACCAAGGCACCAAATGCCATCTTGAGCATTGCAAGCCTTGAAGCAGAATTCATCGTCGATGTGGATCAAGAAGCAGTACATGTAGGAACGTGGACTACAGACGACCTGCACATTATCACCGACGATACAGCGCGTATAAGCGTCACACGCGCGGGGAAGATAACGCTAGGCACACGTAGCAAGCCTACAGAAACCACCGTGTACGGCGCGTTAAACGTGAATGTAAACAACCCTACCGGTGACGTTGATATCGAGACTGCCGGCCCCATCAGGATCGCAGGACGGAAATTCTCAGTCGGATCCGATGCTCCAAAGGCAGGTTCATATCGCCAAGGAGACATAGTGTGGAATGACATAAGCCCACTCGATGGGCTGGATGGATCTGTGTACAAACTGGTACTCCCAGTATTTGGAAAACGTTCGGTCAGATCGGATCATGATAAAAGCACTGTTTGATATATTGAATGATAGCACCACTAGGAGATTCACGCTCTGGCAATGGATTGGACATCTGTGTCCATTGACGGCATTGTTCATTGCTGTCATCATACACTTCATGGGTCCAAAAGAATGGCACGATTGGACCATGATCGGAATCGCCACCGGTTTTGCATTCACCACTTTCATATTTTGGTGGTGGGTAGTTTATTCCGTCGTTTATACCTACCAGCAATACAAAGAGATAACGGTAGAACTAAGGAAGGTTACCGAATTGCTTGCTGATACACAAGCGATCGTCTTGACACAGGCAGAAGACATTGACGCCATACACCGTTTTGGGGAACGGACAGAGCAGGCTGCTAACGAATCTCCATTCCATAAAAAATCCTAAGATCGGCTGCAATGCTATCGTACGAGATCATCCCGTAGATCATCTCGTATGCGTGGATCGCAAGATGGTCCGTGAAGCCGTGGCATTAGGCCATCCTCGAATATACACGAGACCTAACTGGTCAGCAGCGTTTACAGGTGTCAACACTGTACCTCAGCTTCCATACAATGGCACGGAACGATATGATGACCCGTTCCATTGGGGAAGCGGCCCTTATGCAGTTTTACTTGCCTGTACTTTAACCGATGACATACATTTACTTGGGTTTGACTTGATCGGCGATTCAGGCAAGATCAACAATGTTTACAAGGGAACACAGAACTATAACGACGCAAGTCATCGTGCAGTAGATCCACGTTACTGGATAGCACAGATTGGACGTCTACTTGATCTATACCCCGACAAGACTTTCACTATACATCAACCAGAAGGTTGGGTACTTCCCGAAGCATGGAATCGTCCAAACGTTTCACTTGACTTTCGGTCTTACTTCGTGTAGTATAAGTAGACTATGAAGAAGCTGATCCATATTAACAGAAACATCATTCAGTACAACGCGAAGCATGGAACCAATCTTCCTGTTTGTAGGATACAAGACGGCAGCATGACGAGATACGGTATGGCTGTTGACATCCTCGGACCAAGCAGGATGGTGTACGATCCCGAAAATCCATTGAAATGCGGAGCCAAGCTATGGATCGAGACAGACGCCGATATTGAAATCGACGGCGAATGCACATACCAAGAAATACAAGGTATGAAGGCTGAATTGGCATAAGGGGATAAAATTGAAATACCGTTCAACCAAGACATATGAATCACTAGGACCAGTCGCATACAGGCAGTGGCGCGCAGACTCACACTGCAACCTAATCCACGGATACGCTCTGAGCTTCCATTTTGAGTTTGAGAGTGATACGCTTGATGTTCGTAATTGGTGTATGGACTTCGGCGGATTGCGTCCGCTGAAGGAAAAGCTAGAAGAATGGTTTGACCACACTTTGCTGGTAGCAGAAGATGATCCACATTTTGATGAACTCATGAAACTACAAGAGCTAGGACTAGCTAAATGCACGGTCGTCGAGAAGACCGGCTGCGAAGGGCTTGCGACTTTCCTATACGAGTATGTGAACACGATCTTCCTTCCATCATATGGTGAACACGATCGCGTTTGGTGTACCAAGGTAGAGGTACGCGAGACAGAGAAGAACATGGCTATGGTGGTAGGTGAACGCGGCGATGTCACATGAGATGACATTTGATATCGAGAAGATAACCGTGCAAGCGAGAACCCGTGTGTTGAAAGCAGAATGGACCATAGAGCGTACCGACTTTAACAAGATCTTTCAAGAAGTCCGTTGGGGAAAGATGAAGAAGGCGTTCCTTCCGGATAAGGAATGACTATTGACAAAAACCTACGTACCTGGAGAGACCAAGGAGCAACGGAGATCGAGGAAAGAACAGGAGAGTACGTCAAGATCGCTTACAAAGGAAAAAGCGATCTTGACGCCGTTACCTACTACGCCCCATACATCCCAAGCATCTGGGACATTGCCACAAAAACAGAACAAGAACGAAGATGGCGAGAAGCGGTTCGTAGTTTGCCTCAAGCACGGAAACAAGTACGGTCCGGAGTACGTGAACACCCTTCATCGGATGGTCAAGAGGAATCTAACTCTTGAACACGAGTTCGTGTGTTTTACCGAAGATCGTAGGGGCATCGATCCCGAAGTAAGGATCATGCCCCTACCACAACTACCAGTCACAGGCTGGTGGTATAAACCGATGTTCTTCAACCCTAAGCTAGGGCTGAATGGAACCATACTCTACCTTGATCTTGATCTGATCATCTTCCGTAACATCGATAACTTGTTTGAATATGAACCAGGGAAGTTCTGCATCATACGCGATTTCAACAGGATACATGTCCGGAACTACCAGAAGATGAACTCTAGCATCTTCCGTTTACAAACAGGACAACATCGGCACGTATATGATAACTTCGTAGAAGATCCAAAGCACAGCAGCCGGAGATATCACGGAGACCAAGACTGGATCCATGCACAAATACGGCACAAAGATGGATGGGCATTCTGGCCTGAAGAATGGATCCAGAGCTATAAATGGGAAATGCGGGGAAAACCACGAATGACTCGAGATAGCCGAGGGAAGAGGAATTTCGAGAGACCAGGACAACCACGCGTCCTGCCGAGCACATCTGTCGCCGTCTTCCATGGGGATCCAAATCCGCATAATTGCGTAGATCCATGGTGCAAAGAGCACTGGCGATAAATACCAATGAGGTGAAAACATGTCCATGATAAATCGCATGTATGGCAAATCGGCTGTACCAACTACTACCAATGACAAGAACCCTAATCGGGTAGCAGGCGGCCTTAGAGGTCAAGGCGCAGATCACTATGTCATGCTAGGAGAGGATGGCATGGAGAAGTCAGTTCCTACCCATCGTTACGTCCAGAGCCTGGAAGAACAGATTCGCGTACAAAAAGCACAGCTCGAGGGGCTACAGAAACGTCTTAACAGGATCAATAAGACCCTGGAGGAACACGCCAAAGCAATGCTTAACATGAACAGGTATCAATGACCTCTAAATTAGGAGAATGAAATGGAATTTCTAAATGGACTATGGGCCTGGATCGTAGCACGCCTCGGCGAGCCAACAACATGGGACGGTTTCGTCCTAGTAGGTGTCGCGCTCGTCATCCTACTGTTCAAGCCGCTGCTCAACATCGTTGCATGGGCAGCACTCGCATACGGTGCATACCGTATCTTCAAGAAAGAAGTTGAACCTCGACTATAACTTTCCGATAGGGATGTTGGATGAAGCACGCAAGTCCCAGACCTTCTTCTTTTCAACTCCACGCTTTTGAGCGAATCTCTTCGCATCACAGTTGGAGCAGACATGGAAGTAATTGTTAGACAAGCGTTTTGGATCCATCTCACGGCGCTCGCGCTCAAAGTCATCCCCACAAGAATCACAACGTAACATGACTATGGTCATGTTACGATAATACTCATGCTCACGTCCGTTCTTACTCGTGCGGGCGTGAGTTCTTTTTTGTATTCGTTGGCCTAATATCATACTGTATTTACATTAGGCTTACAAACGATACATATAAATACAGGAGGAAGAATGAAATGATCGTACAAATCACCGAAAAAGCAGCAAACAGGATCGCGACACTATGCGAAAATGAAGGCAAGTATGCCGTATCGCTCAATATCAAGGGCGGTGGATGCGCTGGTTTTGAATATGAATGGGGCTTCATGGATGAAGCAGAAGTAGACGAGATGGACGACGTCAACGAAGCCGGCACAGGAAGACTGGTCGTCGGCAAGGAAAGCGTCATGTTCTTGTTTGGTTCAAAGGTCGACTTCAAGGACGACATGTTTGGATCAATGTTCACCGTTGAAAACCCAGGTGCAGCTAGTTCCTGCGGATGCGGAACCAGTTTTAGTTACGACTTTGATAGGATGGATGGTCCTTGGGACTAACGGAGATATAAATGGCAAGGCAAATTGTTGATATTGGCGTAGAGGGTAATGACGGTACTGGTGATGCAATCCGCGAATCGTTCCGCAAAACTAATGAGAACTTCCAGGAACTGTACGCAGCATTTGGTATCGAAGGTACGCTCACATTTGAGAGCCTAAGCGACACTCCAGAAAACTACGACGACGCTGAGAACAAGGTCGCAGTAGTCAATTCTACTGGTGATGCTATAGTTTTCAGAGAGCTAGTATCTAACGGTTTCCTTACTGATGATGCGGACGACGACACGGTGCGTTTTGACTTCACGTCAGAAGGCAAGATCGTCGTCACCACACGTAACTCCAAGCTGGTACAAGACACTTCACCTGTCGCAGGCGGTCCTCTAAACGCAGCAGGATTTGCCATCGGCAACGTTGGAACAGATCCAGCTGATGCGACTGCTTTCGTGACCAAGCACGGCGGCACTTTTGAAGTCCAGGACATGGTTCCGGACATCAAGTACGCAGATGAGAATTATACCGCTCGTGGCAATCCAGGCGAATACGTCAACACACGAGACGAGCCATTGGATGCTACGGAATACACCCTGACGATTTCTAGCTATTCTAGCGGTAACGCTGTCGTCACAGGACATGGGTTGACCCGTGCGTCGACTGGTGGCGCTTATACCTACACCAGCACTGGCGCCGCAGCAACAAACTTGACCTCTGGAAACACCTATTACATCAGGCGTTCCAACACCAATCAGATCTCGCTATATCCGAGCGCATCAGACGCTCGTTCCAACACCAACAAGATCACAGCATCTGGTGGTTCAGGTACGCAGACCCTGGTTAACAACAATTACGATTCAGACCTCATGGGTTACTGGATGGACACAGAAGCTCTTCCAAGGAAGAGCTCAGTCCGTAGGCAGGGCGATCGCATGGATGGTCCACTTTACCTAGAAGATCATCCAGGTGAACTAGAGGGCGTAGTAGGAGCAGGTGGTCTCGAAGACTACAAGGCCGCTACCAAGTATTACGTCGACCAGAACAGCTATTTCTCTCCAACGAACCTATTCGTCACTACGCAAGGTGACGACATCCAGGATGGCACTCCTATCGCTACGCAAGGTCGTTCGAACCGTGCATCGTTTAGGTCCATCAATCGCGCTTGCCAGAAAGCAGAAGAGATAATGATGTCGGCTCCGATCGAGCCGGGTCCATACATGCAGACGATCGTCTATGATGATGCTACAGGCAACTCACTAACGACAGGAGTTGGTATCAAATCTCCTGTCGCAGGACGTGATGCCGTACAGAACTTGATCTCATACAACCGTGATTTCATCATCGAAGAAACGATCTTCTATATCAACATCAACTATCCAAACTTCACATACGATGAGACGCTTTACCGACGTGACGTCGGATTGATCCTAGACGCCGTTGTGCTTGACGTGCTGTCAGGCAACAACGCTAACTATCTGTCGCGTGCAGCAGGTTTGCGCTACTACAGCAACCCTAGTGCGCAGCGTGCTATCACAGAGCAAGCAACAGAGACTCTCGCTGCTATAGCCTACGTTAAAACGCTTGTAAGCGACGTTCTACAGAACAATGCTATCACTACTTTGCAGACAGGTGATGGACTCATCACGCAGACCATCGATCTCGGCGAGGTCGTTGACGGGACCTCACTATCGGCCGTCGCAGCTAAATTTGACATCATCACTGACATCATCACCGATGGTCCTCTAGAGGCTCCGAACGTAGTTGACGGCTCTCTTTATCAGCTGTCATTCACCAACGGTGGAATCGGATATGTCGACCAGGGTGCTGAGAACCAAGTTGACTTGCTTCCGGGCAAGATCATCCGAGGACGATCCTCGGGTGCTCTTGGTATCATCGTTGAGTACCGCCGAGAAGATGACCCAACTACTTCGACCCCGGCAGGAAACGACCAGCTAGATGTCATCCTAACAGAACCAGTTGAGTTCGAAGTAGGTGAAGAACTAGAATACGGTAATCGCGTTCGTGAAGAGCAGATCAGCATACGTGTTGAATCTGGTATCTATTATGAAGACTTCCCGATCAAGGTTCCGGAAAATGTATCCATCAAGGGTGACGAATTTAGGCGAGTCATCGTCCGTCCTGCAGATCGCATATCACAATCTCGTTGGGCTAACACATACTTCTACCGTGATCTTGAGTTTGACGGCCTGACGGGTGACTCAAGCTCAGTTACAGGCATCCCAGATACTAACCTACCGACCGCAGGTGTCGCTTACATCAATCCACTCACCGGCGAGCAGGATGGTTGGTTCGGACACCACTACCTATACGATCCGACTACGGACGTCAATGTCTCCAACTTCGGTAATTCCAATAGCGGTGGTTACGAAGACGCGGCAGAGCTACTAAACCGCAACCGTGCATTCATCGCAGAAGAGATCGTTGAGTACATCGACGCTACCTATCCGGCATTGACTTACAACAAGGAAGTTTGCCGCAGAGACGTTGGATTGATCGTTGACGCGATCGTATCCGATCTCATCAATGGTGGCCGCGTGCAGACATTGCGTGCTCAGGGTGCTTATTTCTACCAGACGGCTGCAGCGGTGCTCGCAATACAAGCAACAGAAACAGCGGCAGGAATCAATTACATCAAGACGGTCGCAGCCAGCGTGATAGCAAACACTGCCTTTGGCGCGAAGCTTGGCTCGGTCGACCAGGTGATTGATACTGACTTTACGGCAGAATCAGGATCCGACACACAAGTCAACGCTCTCGTTAACCTTGTCGCATATGCGTTCGATCCGAGTTACAATCCACCGAGACATAACCGTGAACTAGACTGCTTCATGATGGGAGATGCGACCATCATCCGTAACCTCACAGTGCAAGGACACGGAGGTTTCATGATGGTGCTGGATCCAGACGGGCAGGTCCTTACCAAGTCTCCGTACTGCCAGACCGGATCTTCCTTCGCGCAGAGCTTAAACAGGCAAGCGTTCCGAGGCGGTATGCTCGTCGACGCATTCTGTGCTAACATTCCAGTCTCAGTCACATCAAAGACGAGTGCATTCCAGATTGATGTTGAGAGTGATGCAGATACCGGACTCTACATTAGGCGTCCGCAGGTTCCGGCACCATTCTACATCGATGGTAAGAGATTCCAGGTCAATGCAGTCATTGACTATGATCAGGCGTCAGGTACAGCAACGTTCCTCCTGGATAAGTCATCCAACGAAGGCAATGGCTTCACTGGTGTGACCAGTCTGTTGCCAACAGGTGTAGACCTTGATTCGCTTCCGGTTGATATCACGGTACAAACAGCAGGCAACAGGTCCATGCTTGGTAACGACTTCACCCAGATCAACGACCTCGGTTATGGTCTGGTCACGATCAACGGTGGTCTTAGCGAGATGGTCTCGCAGTTTACCTACTATTGCTGGACTGCATACTACTCCAAGAACGGTTCCGAGATACGCTCGCTCAACGGTTCTAACGCATATGGCGAATATGGTTTGGTCGCAGAAGGTTCAGATCCAAACGAGATTCCAGATGCCGTGCAGTTGCGTGACAACATGGTCATGCCATTCAAGACATTCAAATCAGAAGTCACCTTGAAGCTGACCGGTACGGTTTCTGTCGTAGCCGGAGAGACGCTGACACAGGCTACTTCAGGTGCTACCGGCGACGTCGTCTTTGATACCGATTCAAATCAGATCTACCTTGAGAACACGGCTGGAACTTTTGATACTTCAAACCAGATAACTGGTTCAACTTCAGGTGCACTTGGTGCACCAAGTGTTCCGACTAGTGTTTCAATAGACGCTTACAATAATGCAATCACAACGGTTTCAGTATATGCTTATGATTTTGATCATAATCCACAGAATACTGGTGAAATCGATATTCTCCATGATAGCGGTACATTGTCGCGTTATGAAGTTACAAATGTTGGACTAGTAGCCAACAGAATAGTTGGGGGCATCATTGCTCCTTCTTACACAGGTGGTTTAGGCTCAAGTGCTATCTTTAATGTTAAGAAAACAGTTGATAATGGTTATTTGGTTGATCTAAGCTCGGGTGGTACAGGTTACGTAGTATCGGATGTTCTAAGCTTTTTAGGTACTGACCTAGGTGGCGCTTCTCCGGCGAACGACTTAACTGTTACAGTTACTGAAGTTTCAGATAGTGGTGTTATATTAGATTATACCTCTGCTGGTACTGTTCCGACAAATACAGATACACCGAACAAAGACGGACAGGTTTACAAGCTAAACTTTACAACTGGTGACACTTCGTTTGCTGATAACGGATTAACCGAAGCTACTGACGGTAAGATTCCAGGAACATATAGGCACAACCAGACTTTCGTCTTCACAGACGTTGCCAATCGCGAACGTTTTACCATCCGTCCTTCGACCGCTATCGTGTTCGACTCCGAACCAGATGATATATATCGTTCTATCGCGTTTGGTGTCACGGAATCAACCGGTGAAGATCATGTCGATGGTTCATCGACAGTCACGTTTGATGTGACTTATGACTACGTCCGAATGATCGTAAGCTCTTCAAACGCAGCACTATCAGATGTTCGCGGCGGTGGTGGCACCATGGGTGACAGCATAGGCGATACGATCATTGCGATCGAACCGATCGCAGAAGATGCAGAAATCAACAGGATCAATTCCAATTCGTACATCTTCGGTTGGGACGGTAAGGTGCACCAGCTATCCAACTATGTGGATCGTGGAACCTATGCAACCGTTGAGATCACGGACCTTGAAGGCTCTGACATCGTCAATGCAGCATCATCTTCAAGCGGACTCATCACTCCTGTGGTATTAGGTGGCGGACAGACTGTCACCTTACGCGCAGGACAAAAAGCGGCAGTTGATGCTACCATCACGGTCAACATCTCAACGTGTCGTGCAACAGGCCACGACTTCCTAGATATCGGCACCGGTGGCTTCAACACTTCTAACTTCCCTAACGTATTGCTTGGTTCACCACGTGATCCGCAGCAAGCAAACGAAGTCGAAGAGCGCAATAAAGGACGTGTCTTCTATGTCTCAACGGACCAAGATGGTTTCTTCCGAGTAGGACGCTTCTTCACAGTCGACCAAGGAACGGGTAGGGTCACGTTCGCAGCAAGCATCGCACTCTCCAACCTTGATGGTATCGGATTCAAGCGCGGTGTCGTCGTTGCTGAGTTCAGCACAGATACAGCGATGAGCGAAAACGCCACGGATATCGTTCCTACCCAGAGCGCAGTCCGAGGATATGTGAACAGGCGACTCGGATTCGATCACTCAGGCGATGCTGTCAGCAACGTCATTGGTTCAGGTGTCGTCGCAGCAGTCGGTGGACAGCTTGGCGGTGACTTAAATGCTGCATCCAACAAGATCACGAATCTAGCCGCACCAAGCACAGATTCAGATGCAGCAACCAAGGCGTATGTTGATGGTGCGATTGAAGATTACGACACGTTCGAAGAGCTACGCAACACCTATGCGAACACGTTCGCAGAAGGTCAGATCGTTGTAGCAACCGGCAAGAAGAAGATTTATGTCAACAACGTAGCTAATGGTCCGTTCACAGCCGGCGACAACATCACTAATGGTTCAGGCGGCACAGGTACCCTAGTTGAAGTTGAGAACGTAGCATCAGATATCGTATACGGTACGAGCGTCCTTCTCACTTACACAGTGACCGCTGGTTCCATAAGCGATGGTGATTCGATCAGTTCAGGTATCAAGACAGCAGATGTCATCTCTGACCCACTCGATGAGATTACCAACGCAGACGTCCCGGGTACATCAGACATCTCAATCAGTATCACCCGCACATCAGGAACAGCCGAAGCAGAACTGACCATCGCAACAGGCGCGATCGTCAACGCTAACGTGAATGCAAGTGCAGCCATCTCTCAGAGCAAGCTGTCGATGAACGCAGCTACGACACGTGCCAATGCCACTGGTATCTCGCAGGTCGACCTTGGACTTGCAAGTTTTGATTCTGCAACCTTTACTGCAACCAATGGATGGATTGAGATCGCAGACGGCGCGCTAGAAGTAGCAAAGATCGAAGACATCTCAAACAACCGTGTGCTTGGTAACATCAGTGGAAGCTCTGGTCCGGTAACAGAAGTTCCTGTCACGACAGGATCCGGTGTCAATAGCGTCGTGCTTACACAAGGTGATGGATCCATACGTGTCGAAAGCCTAAGGCTCGGCGGTAACAACACCTATGAGATCTTGAGCCTGACTGGAACGCAGCTAAACGTCAAGACTCCAGCACAAGGTGTCGTCTTCACAGCATCCGGTGCAACCGATCCAACCGCATCATTCACTGGTAACATTGAGATTGATGGGATTGGTGCAAGTGAATCCGTACTGCATGGAAATTCTTTACTAACAGGAAACAAAGGACTTGGTGCTTCTTGGATCTATTCGAGCTTCATTGAAGCACCGCAAGAAAAGGGCGCTGCATCAACCGGTATAGCAATCGGCGCTGACACCGGTGTTACGACGACCGGACAGGTTGCTATCTTGGTTGCCAACACTGTTGGTTCAACTACTCTTATGCCGTTTAAATTTGATAAGACTGGTGTGATTCCAGATGTTGATAATTCTTATAATATCGGCAGTGCATCATTTAAATATAATACGATTTACGCCAGTACGTTTAGTGGCAATGCAACCACATCGACTACAGCTACTCAAGCAGATACATTAAAAGTTGATGGCGGTAGTTATCGAGCTGCGGCGACCGCAGCAACGGCAAATACCGTTGCTGCACGAGATGCATCTGGTAATTTGACTGCCAATGTGTTTAACGGAGTTGCAACATCGGCGCGTTATGCTGACTTGGCAGAGAAGTACATGGCAGACGAAGCATACGAGCCAGGTACGGTCCTAGTCTTTGGTGGTGAGAATGAAGTCACTGTTGGACATAGCAAGGGTGATACAAAGGTCGCAGGTGTCGTGTCCGCGAACCCAGCACACTTGATGAACAGCCAGCTAGAGGGCGATACGGTCGTTGCTCTTGCCCTACAAGGAAGGGTTCCGACCAAGGTACTTGGACGCATCAAGAAGGGTGATTTGATGGTGACTAGCCCAGTCAAGGGGTATGCTTGTGTTGACAATAACGCAAAGTCAGGAACGATCATTGGTAAAGCCCTAGAAAACAAGGATGATGACGGTTATGGAATCATCGAAGTAGTCGTAGGAAGGGTATAATGGCACAGCAAACCATCAACATCGGCAGCGCACCTAATGCAGGTGACGGTGATCAAACTAGATCGGCCTTCAGCAAGGTCAACTCAAACTTTACGGAAGTTTATAGCCGCATCGAAACTCTCGAAGAAGGGCCAGGCACAGGTGCAACCGTCGTGCAGAACATCATCGGTAACGTATATGCCGAAGATTCAACACTACTTGTCGATGCACAGAATGGACAGATAAGCTGGAACAACATCGTAAATGCTCCTGCATTCCTCACAGAAGTAGGTGACATCAACGGATCGGTATTTGCAGATGACAGCACACTACTCGTTGATGCGGTAAACGGATCCATTCCGTTTAGTGTCATAAGCGACGTACAGGTCACCGAGGCACAGCTACTCGTCGATTTTGGCGCTGTCGTTTCTACACAGATTACGAACAACGGATTGCCAATCAACACTAGACTGACCGGCGATCTTGATGCAGATGATAATCGGCTACAAGATGTATACAGTATCACCGCCAGTGATACTGGCGCCTTCAGCATCGTTGGCCCAACCAATTCAAACATCGTTTTCAGCACAACGACGAACGGTAGTTCTTTTGTAAACTCATTCATATCGCCCGACGGAGGGTTCAGCATTGCTGGAGGATACGCTACGTTGCAACCGCGAGGTTCGGAACCAGGCACTCCGGTCCCAGGCATGATTGCGGTGGCTGACGGATCTAGCTGGGATCCTGGATCGGTTGGAAACGAACATCTAGTAATTTACTTGAACGGCGCATGGGTGCAAATAGCATAAATATGGTAAGGAGGGCAACATGGCCGTAGAACTCATTAATCTTGGACTGATAGCTAACGATGGAACTGGTGACGATCTACGTGAAGCCTTCCGTAAAGTCAACAACAATTTCGAAGAGCTGGATCTACGCCAGCCAGAGCAGACCACCGCCTCTAACCTAGGATCTGGTGCAGGAATATTCGCACAGAAATCCGGATACGATCTGAAGTTCAAGAGCCTCGTGCAAGGTGATAACATCACCATCACATCAACCGATAACGCGCTCACGATCAGCGCAGTCGGCGGACTACAAGATTTGCTCATCAGTGCAGACGGCGGCAGCATCATACTTGCAGATGGTGATTCTCTCACCATAGCCGGTGGAACTGATATCACGACGACGATCTCAGGCAGCACACTCACGATTGATTACACCGGTTTTGCTTCACTCGTTGAGGATACATCACCGCAACTAGGTGCTGATCTAGAAGCAGATCAAAACGATATCACCAATGCTAACCTAATCCAAGCGAACAACTTCCAAGGTTCCTTGGACGGTCTCGTCTATGGCATTGACGTTCGAGTACTCAATTCATACTTCGAAGACTTTGACTTTGGTGAGATACTTCCAGACATCTCAAGCGCATTCGAATACATCATCCTCACACAGGATGTTGACATGGGAACGTTTGTATCACCTAACGAACTTAACATCGATTTTGGCACCTTGTAACCTCCGGATAAATATGATATACGAGGGGATTTAGTATGTCAAACATCTGGAACCTACCTTCGGGTTCGACGCTCAGCACATTGATTGAACGTGTCACCGTATCGTTAGAGCTACCGCTCGCGAACGGAGTCGTCAATCCAACCATCGTCCGCATCAGTGGATCATTACCACGCGGACTTCGCTTGAATGGAACCAAGATAGAAGGGACGCCATTCCAAGTAGCACGAGATGAGATCTCAACTTTCGTGCTACGATGCACGCTCCCTGATAACTTATTTGAAGATCGTACTTTCAAGATAACGGTTGCAGGCCCAGATTCTCCGATATGGCTAACGCCAGAAGACTTGCTTCCAATCGGAAACAATGGTCTCTACTTCATCGTTGACAGCTCTCTAGTTAATTTCCAGTTACAGGCCATTGACGAAGACTTACCTGCAGGCGACGAACTAGAATACTATATCGCAGACGGCGACGGAGAACTCCCACCGGGACTATCGCTATCCGCAGATGGTCGGATAACCGGAGTGGTTGATCCAATCCTAGCACTTGATCGTGCAGCAGGATCGGGCCACTTTGACAGCAATGGCTATGACGGGTATCCATATGACTTTGGTGTGCTATCCGCAAGCGGCTATGATAGTTTCTTTTACGATTCTGGATTCTATGATGATGCCATTCCGACACTTTCGCCAAAGAAACTGAATCGCTTCTATGAGTTCGCAGTGACCGTAGATGATGGCGACACGACAGCAAGACGGGTATTCCGCATCTATGTAGTAGGCGATGATTTCTTGCGCGCCGACAACACGATCATACAAGCCGGAACGGGCCTCTTCACAGCAGATAATACATATGTTCGCACACCAATCTGGCTCACACCAGCAGATCTTGGATACCGGAGAGCCGATAACTACCTAACCATCTTCCTGGACACGCTTGACACCAGCACGACGGCAGGTGTGATACGTTACACCTTGGTTCCAGAAAACGATGACGGTAGCTTGAGTAAGCTTCCACCTGGAACACAGCTAGATACGATCAGCGGAGAGATATACGGACGAGTTCCATATCAACTAGCAGTCACGATTCCTTACAAGTTTACCGTACGGGCAACGCGATTCACAGGCGACATCAACCAAGTGGCGGTCACAGGTGTCGTATACGAAGATACGCTGATTGGCAAGTCCACGCTCAAGATAGCCAAGCTGCCAACTGATGGCGATGACGGAGTAGACGATCTGGCTGAATTGGAAGGACGGTCCGTAAGGATAGAAAATGAAGCTTATACCATCAGTTCAGTTAACGGAACGTTCACCGACTATGATTTGATTACCCTTTCGGATAGCTTGAGCCCTGCTTTCCCTGTCAACTTAAACCAAGAAGCAAACAGCCCGCAGACCTACATCTTTGTGGAGACGCTTGCAGAAAGCCAGCGCGTAAGGCTACGTGGTAGCACGTTCCGGTTCACCTCAACAGAAGCATACGTGGTCAACTCGATCACACCATACACGACGTGGCGAATCAACAACTCCGATAACTCAGATGTCGAGATTGACCCTACTAACATCGGACTTCCTGAAGTGATGGGCGAATCATTTGACGATGCAGTATTGCGCGTCTTCCCAACCGCTGTATTTGAAATCAACGATGACAATGAACTGATCCTGCGTGTCCCTTCCACTTCTGAGAATAGGAATGACACTCGCATCAAGTCCTTGTTTGCTCCTTCAGGAGTCGGAGTCACGCTAGAAGCAGGACTAATTGACTTCTATGATCGTATTGACCTGGACGTTGGATTACAGCGCACACTAGAAGCTGGGCGTAACATTGGCATAGGAGCCTTCGAAGGCTCCTCGTTCTCAGTCGTCGTGTTCACAGGTGCAACGGACGAAACGACCCAGCCATTCAAGGACAAGACGTTCACAGTACAACTCCTTGGTGAAGTTGAATCAACCATCACTTGGCTTACGGACTCAGACCTTGGAACCATCAATGCAAACTTCTTGAGCACGTTCCGAGTACGAGCACAGACTTCTGTGCCAAATGCAAAGCTTCTCTATAGGCTCGTCAGTGGGCGCTTGCCTCCAGGATTGCAACTCGTGTTTGATGGCGAGATCATTGGAAAGGTCAAGCAGTTTGGCGAGCCTGGAGCTCTTGGACTTACAGTCTTTGATAGCGGAACGACCATTTTTGATGGTGCTGATACCAGTTTTGATCGTGAATACGAATTTACCGTTGAGGCACGAGATAGGTTCAATTTCTCTGCAACGACTCGCACGTTCACTATCACAGTAATAGATCCAAATGATCTACTCTACAGCAACTTATATCTCAAGCCATTCTTGCCACTAACCCAACGCCAAGCATATACCGAACTGATAGGTGATCCAGATATCTTCCCACCTGGGCTCATCTATCGTCCAAACGATCCAGCATTTGGATTGCAGAAGGATATACGTGTCTTGGCATACGCCGGAATCGAGACCAAAGAACTCGCGAACTATGTCGCCGCTGCGGCGAAGAATCACAAGCGTCGCAAGTATCGGCTTGGAGACATCAAGACGGCTATAGCTAAAGAACCAGGTAGCAACGAGATCGTATATGAGATCGTCTATGTTGAGATCATTGATCCATATCAACCACGCTCCGGTTCTGTTAGACAGAGCTACAAGATCAAGAACAAAGACAAGATCACAGCTGACATGATGAAATATGATACACAGAAGGACGTCTTCCAAACCGACACCGGCCTTCCTGAGATGTACGTCAATGGAGAACGTGTGACGACCGAACAACTGTATCATCGAACGATAGCCGATGACAACATCATCACGGTTGGCGATACGGATATCATAGACGAGAATGGTAACCCGGTAACAGTCACCGCTTATACAGACCGTGAGCCGTTTAAGTTCCGTCCACGCAAGGGAGAGAACACGGTCACGGCTGATAGCGATGCAGTGAGAGTAGGCAATACCGGAGACCAAACACGACATATCGTCAACATCACCAACATGCAAGAACGCATAAGCGAGGTTGGTGACACGGAACGTAACTTCTTGCCACTATGGATGCGCACGGCGCAGGTAGGTGGCATACAAGAGATTGGTTATACGCTTGCGTTGCCGCTTTGCTATTGCATTGAAGGCGGCGCAGCACAGATCAAACTCAACCTAGAAAACAACGGATTCGATTTCAAGTCGCTCAACTTTGATGTCGACCGATACATCATTGACAGCACCACCGGTAATTCCAATGAGCAATATATCCTATTCGCGAATTATCAGTACAACGTAGCGTGACGATAAATATCAGAGAGGAAACAACATGTCGAGCAATATCGTAAGCGAAACAATTGATGCGGAATTCCCGGTAGCGGGTCAGGACAATGACTCCCAGGGGTTCCGTGACAACTTTTCAACCATCAAAGACAGTCTAGCAGCAGCTAAGACTGAGATTGAAGAATTGCAGGATGACACTGCAAAGCTGAACACCGGAAATAACTTTGCCGGAAATGATTTGAGCGATGCTAATTTCGTGCAGGTCACGGAAGAATTCCTCAACAACGGTACAGCTATTGCCAACGTGAATGTCAGTTTCCTAAATGGACATTACCAAGTCTATACCATCGGTGACGCCATCAACATCAACTTCGCGGATTGGCCAGAATCAAACAGGCTAGCGAAGATGCGGATCGAGCTGGTATCAAATGGTCCTACCATGTGGACTCTCACATTCTCATCCGAGGGCGGCGGAACCATCTTGTACTCAAACGATTTTCCTTCTCCTTTCTCTGTAGAGAATGCAACTGATCGTTACATCGTAGACGTTTGGACCTTCAACAACGGTAATACCGTCTACATGGACTATGTTGGAATGTTTAGCTGATGCACCCTTTGATTGGCGACTTATCAAAGCTATCAGATACAGACCTAGACGAAAAGACTAGAAATCTGCGGCGCAAGTATTTCATGGTCCGTAACCCAGAAGTACAAGCCCAGATCCTAGCAGCACTTCAAGACCACGAAGAAGAAACCAAGCGTCGTCAAGCACTTGCGTTCAAAAGAATGCAAGAAAAAGACGACGAAGGACTTGACGATTTAATCAATATAAGCTAAAATAAGAGCATGAAGACTGACAAGTTCGGTGTTCCTCGTTTTTCTAGCACAGACATCTTTGATGCCTTATACCAAGGCAAGATTGATGCGGTAGCAGACATGCTATGTGAGTCATGCGAGGAAATACAGAAATTCAACAAATCGGCAGAAGAACTAGGCACAGACAAGATCCGTGTGTACGAACCTCTTGATTGTGGTGTGGAAGATTTTGATCACGCATTGCAATCAGAATGGTTCATGCCAGCTCAATATCAAGATCTTGATGTGCTACAACTCTGCTTGGATCGGTGTGATTCAGACGAAGCGAGAGATCGCGTCCGTGATGAATACCGAGGATTTGAACAACGTGACATGGTAAACCTGCTAAGGTTCCTTACCTATCTCGTGGACTTCATGCGCAAAGAAAAGATAGTCTGGGGTGTCGGAAGAGGCAGCTCGGTATCAAGCTACATCCTATATCTCATAGGTGTGCATAAGATCGATCCAATTCAATATGGCCTAGACTGGCACGAATTCTTGAGATAAGTAAAGGTACAGGAGGACATTATCATGCCACTTAAACAAGCAAGACGCAAGACGCATCGCACGATGCAAGGCAAGCAGGTCGACATGGATCTGCTTCGCAAGAGGAACGAGCTAACGCTCGCAGTAGGAAACCAGCGCGTAAACGCACGCGGAGATGAACTCGGCCCGAATGGGAAGATCGTCCGCAAGCGTGAGGCGATCATGCATGATCATTACGCATCACAGGCTGGATCCGTGCCTGACGAGACCAAGCCACGCCAGACAAGAGGTTCACTCGTTGAAAGCCTCTCAGAAGGTGCCGACCTTGACGAAAAGCCAAAGCGTACACGCAGCAAGAAAGAACCGGCTGTCGCAGAAACGGCCGATGCTCCCACAGCATCCGAACTAGCTGAATGGGAAGAAGACGACGACGGAAACTTCGTGAGGAAATAATGAAGAAACAGTACGGTACATTACGTCCGGTACAGGACCGAGTTATCGTGAAAGATATGCACTTCGGTGAACGCAAGACTGCTGGAGGACTTATCATACGCTCCGACGATGGGAAGGATTATGGTATCCGCCCTCGTTGGGGCAAGGTCTACGCAAAAGGACCGATGAACAAGGATGAATACCAAGTAGGTGATTGGGTCCTTGTTGAACACGGTCGTTGGACACGAGGAGTTGATTTCGTGGACGACGACGGTGAAGAAATCACCCTTCGGATGGTGGAAGCACAATCCATCTTGATGATGCAGCCAGGAGGGACGTGTCCCGAAGAACTATCACTCGGTGAAGATCTAATCGCCAAGAATAGGAACCCTGGGGAAGGCTTCATCAAGCCAACTCGGTACCTTCCAGGTGAACCAGGTTATATCGCAGAAATGAATGGTGAACTATGAGCCAGGCAGATCTGAATCGATATAAGGACTTCGTTGAAGCCGTCACTTCTGAAGAGTCAAATGATCTCGAAGCATTGATTAAGAGGTTGCGAGAACTGGACGATAGTGTTAATATAGCACTGTTGTTAACTGCGGGCATCGGGCTCGCATCAGAAGGAGGCGAGTTTGATGAGATCGTCAAGAAGTGTTGTTTCCAAGGTAAGCCTTTGGATGACGAAACTATCTTCCATCTCAAGCGAGAACTGGGCGATATTGCCTGGTATTGGATTAGTGCTTGCCGAAGCTTGGGTCTTGACCCTAACGAGGTAATCGCCGAGAATGTCCGTAAGCTCGAGAAACGCTACCCAGGAGGACAGTTCGACGTCTACCGAAGCGAAAACAGAGAAGCAGGGGACCTCTAAGGAATGGGACGACTTTAACCAAGTCGTTGGAATCTTACAGAGATTCGTTCCGTCCGATGTCGGACTTCCAGCAGATCCAGATAGCTGGCATCTTGGCCAACAGATGGATCATCCGACTCTTAAGACATTTGCTCGTCGTGAGCAATGGGATCATTACGAATCACACATGATCGTACTCGGGATCTCATATCATGCTTATCTCGCGCCTTACGCAAAGATGGCTTCTCTCTTTGATCCCAAGAAACTAGCAGAAGAAATCATCGGAGTACAACCGATGAAACCTCCCAAGACGCTTCTAAATGCTCTCTACGGGAGATATGGAAAGGAACCAAAATGAGTACAGCAACACAAACCGCTACAAGTTATGACGAAGGTATGCGTCAGTTCATGCTCAGCCTTTTCAATCAGACCGCCGTTGGCGTCGGCATCACGGGTCTGGTTGCATGGATCGTAGCGAGCGTACCGGCACTGTCTGCCGCAGTATTCGGAACCCCTCTAGTATGGGTTGCGATGTTCGCGCCGCTTGGAATGATCCTCTGGTATTCGTTTGCCGGCCGCGGCAAGATGAGCCTCAGCGGCATCCGAACGTTCTACTATGCGTTCGCAGCAGTCATGGGCATCTTCATGGCCAGCGTGTTCATGGTTTACACTGGAATGAGCATCGCAAGGGTGTTTTTCATCACCTCTGCCGTTTTTGGCGCAGCGAGCTTGTACGGGTATACCACGAAACGTGACTTGACGGCGATGGGATCGTTCTTGATGATCGGTCTGATCGGCATCATCATCGCAGCCATCGTGAACATCTTCCTTGCATCATCCGCGCTGATGTTTGCTATCAGTGTCATCGGCGTCGTAAGCTTCACTGGACTGACCGCGTATGACACACAGTATGCCAAGGAAGTCTACGGAAGGACGAGTGGCGAGGAACGAGACAAGGGCGTCTATGACGTCGCGCTGAGCTTGTACCTCAATTTCATCAACCTGTTCAACATGCTGATGAGCTTGCTCGGACAACGCGATTGATGCGCGTCGTAAACCTCTGGGCTGGTCCGGGCGCTGGGAAATCCACTACAGCGTCCGGGCTGTTCTACCTGCTCAAGGCATCTGACCAAAACGTAGAATTGGTTACAGAGTATGCCAAGGACATGACCTGGGAAGGTCGCCATAACATCCTCAATGACCAACTTTACATCACGGCGAAGCAGAACCGCCGCCTAGCTCGGTTGATGGACCATGATATCTCTCTGGTCGTGACCGACAGTCCTCTGCTCCTAGGTATCCATTACGCACTGCCTGGTTACCTCTCCGGCAAATACGAGCCGATGCTCATGGAGCTCTGGAATCAATATGAAAACATCAATTTTCTGATCACCCGCACCAAGCCCTATAATCCAGTGGGCCGTAATCAAGATGAAGCAGGTGCTTTGGAAATTGACCGTGCGCTCGTAGACTTTCTCAAGTCCCGAAATCTACCGTACGAGGAGATACCTGGCGATATCGATGCTCCGGCAAAGATCTACCAGCGTCTCAAGAACGAAAACATCATATAAGGAACCCTCATGCCCTTACACGCAATGATCGACCTGGAAACGCTCGATACTAAGCCGTCTTGCACGGTGCTTACCCTAGGTGCGGTCAAGTTTGATCCGTACTCCGACGCTGAACCGCACAGCGAGATCTACATGAAATTCGACATCGACGAGCAGGATCGGCTCGGCCGAACCGTGACAGACTCTACCCTTGATTGGTGGAGCAAGCAGTCACAAGAGGCTCGGGATGCGGCATTCGATCCAAACGGCCGAATTTCACTCGAAGAAGGTCTTGACCAATTGTCGAGATGGGCGCATAATGTTGACATCATATGGGGTCAGGGCTATGGCTTTGACATCACCATCCTGGAAGACATGCTGCGCCAGATTGGCAAGCCTATTCCGTGGCAATTCTACAAGATCATGGATAGCCGCACGCTATTCAAGCTCGTCGACGTTGATCCACGGAAGGCCATGCAGACGAATGAGCACAATGCGCTCGCGGATGCTTACTTCCAAGCAAAAGGCGTGCAAATCGCCTTTGACAAGCTCGGGGTCAAGAAGGGTATAACGTAAAACTAATATTAGATGGAGTAGAACATAAATGGCAGTAAAGAGCCTCTGGACTGAAAAATACCGGCCAAAGACCGTAAAAGGTTACGTCTTCAGAGACGAGGCACAAAGGAAACAAGTTGAGACATGGATCAAGGACGGCAGCATTCCACATTTGCTGTTCTCTGGCCACGCCGGCATCGGCAAGACCACGCTCGCAAAGCTGCTTCTAAATGAGCTTAACGTAAACGATCTCGACATCCTTGAGATCAACGCTTCGCGCACCAACTCCGTTGATGACGTGCGCGATAAGATCGTTAACTTCGTGCAGATGATTCCGTTTGGTGATTTCAAAGTAGTGCTTCTAGACGAGGCAGACTACCTATCGCCAAACGCACAGGCTGCATTGCGTGGTGTCATGGAAGAATATCACACCACTGCACGTTTCATCCTTACGTGCAACTATCCAAACAGGATCATTCCAGCACTGCATTCACGGTGCCAGGGTTTCCATATCGCTAAGATTGATCAGACTGAGTTCACTGCTCGCGTAGCTGAGATCCTGATCACCGAAGGAATCACTCCAAACCTCGACGTCCTAGACACGTATGTCAAGGCAACGTATCCTGATCTACGAAAGTGCATCAACATGGTGCAAATGAATAGCCAGGATGGAACCCTGCTTTCGCCGTCAGAAAGCGATGCAGGAAGTGCTGACTGGATGGTAGAGATGGTCGAGCTCTTCAAGGATGGCAAGATCCACGAAGCACGCAAGATGCTCTGTGGCCGTGTGCGCCCAGAAGAGATGGAGAGCATCTATCGGTGGTTATATGATAACATCGAGATCTTCGGTGACGATGCTACCCAAGACAAGGCAGTCTTGATCATCAAGCAGGGAATGGTAGATCACACGCTGGTCGTGGATCCTGAAATCAACCTTGCAGCTACTCTCATCAAGCTAGGACGTCTAAGTGATTAGGGCGATCTTAGCAGTAGACGAGAAGGGCGGCATAGGTAAGGATGGAACACTTCCGTGGCCGAAGAACAAGACTGACTTAGCCTGGTTCAAGAACAACACCGCAGGTCATGTCATCGTGATGGGTGCAAACACGTGGGAAGGCGGCAGTTTTAAGAAGCCGCTACCGCGCAGGATTAACGTCGTAGTGTCTGCACGCTCTCCTGAGCTGTTCGAGGGGGCACACGCTGTTATAAGCGGTGACATCCCCCAGGCAATGCTAGAACTAGAAGCACAGTATCCTAACCTCATCATCTGGGTGATAGGCGGTGCTCGGATCATCGGCGAAGCTTGGCCGGTCATACAGGAATTCTATCTCACTCGCATTCCCGGTGTGTGGGAATGCGACACCTTCTTGAGCATCCATTCCATCGAAAAGGATTTCAAGAACGAGTACACCTTGCACTCGCAAGAAGCAACTTTTGAGGTATGGCGACGTGGAACAGAACCCACAACACCCCCTGTCATCTGAGCTTGAAAAGATAGCCACCGAACTTTACGAAGACGAGCCATGGCAATCTCCAGATACGTTCCTTGGAGAGATTGAGCAAGCATTATACGATGCGATAAATGAGCTCAATCGCATGTATCGAACGCCGGATAACTTACGGCTTGAGCGTGCCAAAGAGCTCGTAGAAGAAATGAGAAAAGTAATAAATGGACACATATCTTAACGCATTACGACATATAATGGATAACGGCCGAGATCGCCAAAACCGAACAGGCATCCCGGCGCGCACGGTGTTTGGACACCAGATGCGCTTCAACCTAAAAGAAGGCTTCCCTGCAACCACGACAAAGAAGCTTGCATGGAAGAGCGTGGTGAGTGAGCTACTCTGGATGCTTGAAGGCAGCACCGACGAACGGCGCCTTGCTGAGATCCACTATGGCAAACCACGCGAAGAACTCGTTGGCAAGACCACTATCTGGACGGCAAATGCCGACGAACAAGGACGCAATCTCGGTTATCCAAACACGGATACGATCAAAGAACTTGGTCCTGTTTACGGACATCAATGGCGTCATTGGGATGCGAAGCTAGGATGGGTCGATCAGATCAACAAGCTGCTAGATCAGCTTGAGTTCTCCCCAGAGAGCCGGAGGCACATAGTCTCTGCATGGAACCCTGACATGGTTGATATCATGGCACTTCCTCCATGTCATTGTCTTTTCCAGTTCCATGTGATTGACAATGAGATCTCATGCCAGCTCTATCAACGCTCTTGCGACATGTTCCTTGGAGTTCCATTCAACATCGCAAGCTATAGCCTGCTGACGCATATCATCGCTCAGTTGGCCGGGATGGAAGTTGGTGAGTTCATCTGGGACGGCGGTGATGTCCATATCTATCACAATCATTTCGAAGCAGTCGAAGAACAGCTCAAGAGAGAACCTCGTCCGCTACCAAAGCTAATCATGCCTGCGTTTGAGACTCTCGAAGATGTGGTTGCACTCACTCCGGCAGATTTCGTGCTTGAGGGTTATGATCCACATCCACCGATCAAAGCAGAGATGGCAGTCTGATGAAGACTAAGTTCAAGGAGGCCTTCATGGATGTCGCTGTGAGATTTAGTGAGCTGTCTCATGGACGACGACTGAAGGTTGGCTGCATCATCGTCAAAGATAATCGCATAATCTCAATAGGTTACAATGGGATGCCCGAAGGCTTTCCTAATGACTGCGAAGACGAGATAATCAAAGACGGAGAGGTTGAATTGGTTACCAAGCCCGAAGTCTTGCATGCCGAAATGAACGCTCTAATGAAGTTAGCAAAGTCTGCAGAAAGCGGTGATAGAGCAACGATGTTCATAACACATCAGCCTTGCCTAGATTGTGCTAAGTTGATCCACCAATCCGGCATAACAGAAGTTTACTACCGTCATCCTTATCGAACGAATGAAGGTATTGAATTCTTAAGTAAATGTCGCATACGACAAGGAAGAGTGTAGGGGAACTAAGTCCCCTACACCATCAATCTCCGTATATGTCTAGCACTTCGGCAACTGCGTCGTGCCTCTCAATATCATTCTCTGTGAACTTGACTATGTCGATATGCTCTGTATGACGTCGGTTCATCAGGTTCATGAAGTGCATGAGTCCATTGTCAGACATCCTATCAGCCTGGGCTAGGTCACCAGTGACAGCCATCTCTGACCCCTCACCGATCCTCGTTAGCAACATCTTCATCTGATTTTGGGTTGCGTTCTGCATCTCATCCGCGATGATATACGCATCTTTGAAAGTACGTCCTCGCATGAAAGCGAGTGGTGCGATCTCTAGAACACCCTCTCGGAGCATTCCTTCGATTTCACTCGCGGTAAAGTAATCCCGAAGCACGTCAAAAATTGGACGTGTCCACGGAGCCATTTTCTGCTCAAGTGTTCCAGGTAAGAAACCAATATCCTCGTCCGCGCTATGCGCTGGACGTGTCACGATGATTTTGTCAATCTCACGGTCCTTGAACTTCTTGATCGCTGCTAGTACGGCCAGCATGGTCTTACCGGTACCTGCTGGTCCGATTCCAAAGACGATACTACTTTCTGGATCAAGGAGCCTGAGGACATAGTCTTCCTGGTGTTTGCTTCTAGGTATGATCTTGACCTCTTTCTTGCGTTCAAAATCTACATTCACCACGTTTGAGAACTGACCGTTGCTACGACCAGTCTTCCTCTTTGCACCCATATATTTCCTCCTTATGGAAACACAGGGCAGGACGATCCTGCCCTGCAATCATATTTACCGACCCTATCATTTTGAAAAGCTAGAGTTTATAAGACGGCGGACGATAAATACAGTACGATGAAAGACATACTCGACATACTCAAGAATATTGAAACGATCACAGAAACTCCGAACGCTTTTGAGGTCCTAAAGGATTTTGAGCGTGTCTTGGATGAACTAGACCTATACGTTTACGCTAACTGGGAAGATGGCGAGCTTGCGATGGGCCCGAAGATTGATCGCTATTGGGTCACATGTGGATTCATGTGGCCACGAAACAAGATGCCAGATCCAATGGGCGGAAAGCGTCTCCTGGATTATGACTGCAAGGTCCGGTATAAGAAGGAATCATTGATGGTTCCTCGGCAGATTGAGTCTCCAGACGACATTCGCCCTGGTACAAAGAAGGGCAAGCTAGATCGCGAGGATGTATGGATCGTTGAGATCGAGATGCCAAAGAAACTCATGAAAGACATCTACGGTGGACACAAGGCAGAACTTGACCAGGGCATGCCGGGCATTAACAAGCCACCGCCTGTACCACAAGAAGCCGACATGGAAGCCGAATCAACACCTGACGTAGGTGGCGATGGAGGTGGTGATCAGAATGCCGGAGGCGGTCTATAATGGGATTGAACGCAGGCGATCTCCGAAACCTAGTACATGATGTCTTTGAGGTTGACAACTATCGTTCAAAGATGGGCGATGACCGAGACATCATTACAGTCAGCTTTGTCGTAAATGATCGAGAGCCGGCCAATGATCTCGTGCAATTCATTGAGTCAGGATACGATTTCGTTCTGGATGCTGATGCTACCGAAGGTGAGCTAGAGAACGCGAAATATCGTGTGTTTGTTGAATTCCAGCGAGATCGCAAAGCTATTGAAAACATCAGTGAGCTACTTGACGGTGTGAGCAAGCTAGCGGACATCGAGAAATGGCGTTTTCGATACCATAAGCAATTCCGTGGACATGAGGCTACCGTAGAGAATCTCGAAGGAGAGATCCCTATTGATCCAGATTCTTATGACCTTGTCGTGAAAGAATCGAACCTAAACAACTATAAGCATTTCTTCAATCGTTCGTTTGTTGATAGTGTTGAGCTAATGGATGACATCCTAACCATCCGAAAGATCTATTCGCAGCCGGTGCAGTTCAAGGTGCTAGACTTTGGAGACGCAGTCGCAATGAACGAAACGATCACCGAAACGATCAACTTCAATGACTGGGCCGAAATCATCTTCCTTACCAAGTATATCGGCGATTATAACATCACTAAATACGGATCAAAGCTCGTCATCGAAAATGGCGATAAGAGTCTCATAGTAAAACGACTCTAAAAGATAGGAACGAAACATGATCTTTACATTCAATTTTTCTAGGGATCACGTGCGGGCTCTCCTTCCGAGCAATCCAGATCCTGATGGTTGGTACGACGCAATGATCGAAGTCTTGCCGCTCTGGGATATCAACACCCCAGAACGTGTAGCAGGATTCATTGCACAGACGGCACACGAGAGCGGAGAATATCGCCGCCTAAGTGAGAACCTTAACTACTCTGCGTCGCGCTTGAACGTAGTTTTTCCAAAATATTTCCAAAGGGCCGGGCGTGATGCCAACGCATATCATCGTCAGCCAGAGAAGATCGCCAACGTGGTTTATGCTAATAGGATGGGCAACGGCAACACCGCAAGCGGCGACGGCTGGAAGTTCCGTGGACGCGGAATCATGCAGCTGACTGGCAAGAACAATTACTCCGCTTTTGCTCGTGTCATGGACATGAGCCTAGACGAGGTCGTTGATTATGTTGAGACCAAGAAGGGTGCAGTTGACTCAGCTTGCTGGTTCTGGGATTCACGCAATCTAAATCGTGAAGCAGATGAGCTAGACATCGTAGAAATGACACGACTCATCAACGGCGGTACGCATGGTCTAGATGATCGCGAGCGCCGGTGGCGTCATGCTCTCCAGCTTTTTACGGATGGAGTGCCAACAAGGGAGAACGTGCAACACCGGACGGTGAAGCGTGGCTCCCGGGGCCAGACGGTCCGCGCCGTCCAGGAAGCACTCGGTCTAAAAGCAGATGGAATCTTTGGCCCTGGAACAGAACTCGCGGTAGTGAATTGGCAGATCAAGAACGGCTTGAAGGGGGACGGAATAGTCGGTCCTCGTACATTGAGGGCAATGCTAGGATGATTCCAGGACTCAGCTCATTGAAGATCGTTGGAGTCATGTTGATAATAATGGCCGTGATGGTTGGCGGATTCTACTGGTACTACAAGGATTCACAAGACACGATTGCTACGCTGAATGAAAACAATGCCAAGTTGGAGACGGCAGTAAGTATAAACGAAGAGACGATCTCCACCTTACAGGCTGACCAGCAGCGTATCACGGATGAATTGAGACGTGTGAATGCTGAGTTCCAGGAGATCCGCGCCCAGAATGCAGAACTGCGTGACAGGCTGTCAAAACATGACATCGGCACGCTCGGAAATGCAAAACCCGGACTGGTGGAGCGGGTGATCAACAACGCCAGCGACAAGGCAGCAAGATGCCTTGAACTGCTCAGTGGTGCACCACTGACAGATAAAGAAAGGAATGCAGACAGTGCTAGATCCTTTAACAGCGAGTGCCCGTGGCTATGGGAAGGTAATAGATGATATACCTTTACGTAAAGACACATAAAAAAACAGGCCTTAAGTACCTTGGTAAAACAACAGCAAAAGATCCTTATGCTTATAAAGGTTCCGGAAAACATTGGACGGCAAATATCAAAAAGCACGGCTATGACGTTGAAACAAAGATATTACTGAAAACCAATTCCGAAAAAGAACTCAAAGAAGCAGGACTTCATTATAGTAAAAAATGGAATATAGTTAAATCAAAGGAATGGGCTAATTTAACTGAAGAAACCGGAAACGGTATTGGTTCGGATTTCTCAAAAAGATTACAAAAGAAAAGAATCAAAGACGGCACGCATCATTGGCTTAATGGATCTAAGACTCGAGAAAAGAATCTTCAAAAATCTAAAGAAGGTACACATCCTTTCTTAGGTGGAAAATATGTTAAAGAAAATAATGAACGTATGCTCATCGACGGTACCCATCCGTTCTTAAACAAAGAAAAGATCAAGAATAATCGAAGACGTGTTAGTGAAACCCAAAAGAAGCTTGCTAAAGAAGGTAAACATAACTTCAAAGGAAAATTACCTGTTATTAATAAGGAAGGTAGAACATCTATTATTACCAAAGAAGCTTATTTAAAAAATCAAATTGGTAAACCTAGTGATTGGAATTATGTTTCGACTTCATCTAAAGAAGCAAGGAATCGTAGATTATGTCAAGAATAATAAATGCCCTTGGCTGTGGCCTGGTAATCCTGGCTCTAGCAGGTTGCGCTAATCCTTGCAAGCTAGAGATCTCAGCGAAGCCGGTTGAGCGCCCAGAGCTCGTATTACCATCTGCAGATCAACTCAACATGCGAGATGTGCAATGGGTCGTGATCACTCCTGAGAACTACGAAGAAGTTTTCGCACGCCTCAAGGGCGAAAACAAAGACCTTGTGCTGTTCGGTCTCACGGATGAAGGTTACGAACGACTAGCACTTAATCTCAGCGATGTGCGTGCTTATATCCAGCAGCAGCGCACGATCATAGCTGCCTACGAGCGTTACTACAAGCAAGCAGAGCAGGCACTCGACGATGCACAGAGTAACGCATCAGACGTCAATCGTCAAGTACAAGAAGAAAACGGAAGCTTCTGGAACAAGATCAAGCCCTTCTGATAAATATGATTAGAGGGAGGGTTCGATGCCTAGGAGAAAACCAGAGGATGTCGAGCCGTACGAAGAGCCGACGCCGCGCAGGCGTCCGCGTCCAAGGGCCGACACCACGCCTGAAACTATCGTCTACGAAGATCACGATTACGACGCAGGCGTCGTGGTTGAGATGGACGAACAAGGAGTTACCAAGAAAGTCAAGCTAGACCTTGAGGTAGATACCTCTGTCAAGGATCTCGGTGTCAATCCTTTCAAGAACATCATACATCTTGCGCGTGCAGTTGATTCATGGCGCATATTTCCTCGTATCTTCATCTCCGTTTACATCTACCTATTGTACGAAGTCGTGCTATGGGCCATGGAAGTAGAGAATTTATCTCTTGAACAATCTGGATTAGTGTCTATAATAGTAGGTGCAGGCGCCGCCTGGTTCGGTCTTTACGTCGGCTCTGGAAGACGTAAGAACCCAGACGAATAAGTAGCTACATGGACCATTACAAGACACTCGGAGTCTCGAAATCGGCCACGCAAGATGAGATCAAAGCAGCATTCCGGAAACTAGCAGCTAAACATCATCCTGATGCCGGTGGCAATGAGGCAAAATTCAAGGAAATCGGCGAAGCTTACGATACGCTCAAAGATCCAAAAAAGAGAGCGGAGTACGACAACCCAAACCCTTTTGGTGGTGGTATAGGTGGTGGGCACCGTGGTGGCTTCCATTATGACATCTATACCCGCACCGTCAACATAGACGATCTCTTTGCAGAGATGATGCGCGGCGCCGGAGGAGCACGTGGTCATGCCATGCGCAACCCCGACATAACCATCGCAGCAAGCATCAGCCTTGCAGAAGCAATAGAAGGCAAGGAACTGATTGCTAACTATCGCCTACGGACGGGTCGCACAGAGACAGTGAACATCCGGATACCACCTGGTGTGCATGAGAACACGACCATGCGTTACCCTGGTCTCGGAGATGAAGGAATACAAGGAGCGCAACGTGGTGACCTCTTCGTCAAGGTGGTCATCACACCAGAGCGCAACTGGGAGAGACAAGGAGACGACTTGATCACTTCAATCAACGTCGATGCTCTTGACATGATAACCGGGTGTGATGCTTACGTCACTACCCTTGAAAAGAAAAACGTGAAGATCAAGATACCTGTTGGTACCAAATCAGGCACTCTTTTTGGTGTGACCGGCCATGGCATGCCAAACGTAAATAATCAAGTACGAGGAAGATTGTTGGTTCGTGTCAATGCAGACATTCCAAAGATACAATCAACCGAGCTGCTTGAAAAATTACGTGCGCTTAAAGAAGAGTTAAGTCATTGACTTTACTGAGATCTTCACGTAAAATAAGTGCAACAATAACAAAGGAGTGCCTCCATGGTAGAACCATCTAAAGAGCTATCTACGATATTTGAAAATGCAGTAGCTCTTGCAAACAAGAACAGACACCAATACGTGACGCTAGAGCATTTGCTCTTCGCGATGCTAGAAGAGGAGAACTTTTCAAAGCTGCTCAAGGGCTATGGAGCAGAAGTCCAATACATCAAGACCAATCTCCAGCACATGCTGAAAGACAAGCTGGATGACATCAAGGTCGATCCAAGCATCAAGAAATATAAGCCAACGAAGACACAAACGGTTGAGCGTGTACTCAACCGTGCGTTCACGCAGGTTCTGTTTAATGGTGGACGTACCATTGAGCTGACCGACGTGCTCATCAGCATGATGGCTGAGAAGAAGTCTATGTGCTACTACTTCCTGGAACAGGCAGGAGTTGACAAGAAATCATTCTCAGAATTCGTACATGCAGAAGTCGAGGAAGCGATCGAACAAGAAGAGATCACTCAGGGCGAGCAGAAAGCACTGAAGGCATTCACCGAGAACCTGAACCGCAAGGTCAAGCAAAAGAAGATCGATCCCGTCATCGCTCGCAATCCTGAGCTTGATAAGATCGCGCTTGCGCTCGGTCGACGTAACAAAAGCAACGTGATACTTGTTGGTGATCCAGGTGTCGGTAAGACGGCCATCGTTGAAGGTCTTGCCTTCAACATCGTGCAGGGCACAGTACCTGAGTTCCTCAAGGAATACGAAGTCTACAACTTGGACATCTCAGCAATGCTGGCAGGATCCAAGTACCGAGGCGACTTTGAGGAGCGTTTCAAGGCGGTGCTCAATGCTATCGTGAAGAAAGGCAAGTGTGTCTTGTTCATCGACGAAGCACACATGATCAGTGGCGCTGGTTCGGGCTCATCTAACAATGCAAACGACCTAGCAAACATGCTGAAGCCTGCACTAGGCAAAGGTGATGTCAAGGTGGTCGCCTCTACGACTTGGGAAGAATATCGCAAGTATTTCGAGAAGGACCGTGCCTTGATGAGGCGCTTCCAGCGTGTCACGGTGGACGAACCGACTCCGGAACAGGCAGAAGAGATCCTAATCTCAATCAAACCGTACTACGAAGAATACCACAACGCACAGATCACGGATGAGGCTGTACGAGAAGCTGTCAAGCTGTCTGTCAAGTATCAGCCTGACAAGAAGCTGCCTGACAAGGCAATTGATCTGATTGATGTGGCATGCGCTCGATTCAAGCTGATCAACCAGACTGAAGGAAAGTTCGTGGACCGAGAGAACATCCAGTACGAACTCTCACAGATGGTACGCATGGATCCAACTCGTGTGGCCGAGAAGGAGAGTGAGAACCTCGCTAACCTGAACAAGAACATCAAAAGCAAGGTGTTTGGACAAGACGAGGCCGTTGATGCGCTGACCGACAAGGTTCACATCGCACAAGCAGGTCTGCAAGATGACGATAAGCCAATCGGCGCATTCGTCTTCATGGGTCCAACTGGCGTCGGTAAGACAGAAACGGCTAAGGCCCTTGCCGAAGAACTTGGTGCAAAGCTCATTCGTTTCGACATGTCTGAATACATGGAGAAACATGCTATCTCTAAGCTGATTGGTTCGCCTCCAGGGTATGTTGGCTTCGAAGATAATGGGGGCTTGCTGATCACGTCAGTGCAGGAACATCCAAACTGTGTCTTGCTACTGGATGAGATTGAGAAAGCACACCCGGATATCGCACAGATCCTGTTGCAGATCATGGACAACGGCAAGCTGACCGGATCAAACGGCAAGGAAGCTGATTTCCGTAATGTCACGCTCATCATCACTACTAACCTCGGTGCTCAAGATTCCGAGAAGCATAACATCGGGTTTGGTGTCAGCCTTGAGAAGGAGCATACGACCGAAGAGCTCGACAAGTTCTTCCGTCCAGAGTTCCGTAACAGGCTAGATGGTATCATCACCTTTGGCAAGCTGCCTAAGGAGATCATGCTCAAGATCGTTGGTAAGTTCATGCGAGAACTGAAACTTAAAGTCGAGAGCAAGGGTGTGACGATCGAGATGACCGGAGAAGCATTTGACTACCTGGTCGAGAAAGGCTTCCATCCTAAGTTTGGCGCTCGTCCGTTGAAGCGTGTGATAAACGACGAGATCAAGAAGCCGCTTGCCAAGGAGATGCTGTTTGGCAATCTCAAGAACGGCGGCACGATTACCATCAATGCACATGATGGTAATCTAGAATTTGATGTGGTACACGAGGCTCCGTTTGAAGAAATACAAGACTAAGAAGCTCTATTACGAGAAATACCCGTATAGGCTTAACATTGACACTACCATGTCACGCTGGTTTGACTTTCCAAGACTCCGTGAGTTCAAAAAGCTCACGGAGGAATTGGAGAATAAGTTCAAGAGGAAGAAACACCTTGACGTAGATAGCGTAGCCGTCATCAAACCTTATTGGCGAGAGATCGAGATATCATACGGTGAATATGTCGATGCTCTCGCCATCAAGGCAGTCCTACAAGAACACCTTAAGGAGGAACATACGATACGTCGTGAGCGCACCACTCTCATGGTGTATGACACCGATCGGAAAGTCATAGATGCCTTGATCAAAGCTGTTCCACACATCTGCGTCGATCTAACAGAACCAGATCTTGACGACATTGAAGCACTAATGGATGGAAAACTGATCGTTTCTGAAAAGTATTCCAAGTTCCAGTACAAAGTGGTCTTGCGAGCAGTAAGAGATCCTGATTTTCCTGATTGGATCGCGGCCAACAAAGGTAAGCTAATGCTATCAGATTACGCAGCAAACAACCTACGCAAGGACAATTTCATGTTCAATCCACAACTGTATGTGTCCGATGAAAGGATGATGTTCTTGCTAAACTTGCGCCTTTCGCCGGATCAGATCTACAAAGTGTATGAGCTGGAGCACAAGTGAATGTTTGATAAATATTTGCATGGAAAACAGCCAGACTATTCTAACTAACCAAGTACACCCGGGTGACAGTTCAACAGAAACTGTGACAGGCACAGCCTACAAGGGTGACGGTTATTACGGACGAGCAGACGGTTTGCATACGGTCCAATACAACCTCACAGGGTTCAATGGAACCATCCAGATGCAAGCATCTTTGGCCTTGGCGCCAACTGATGATGATTGGTTTACCGTCTCTGGTCCGACACACACGAGCACAGACAGCGAAGGAAGCAATTCAACCGGTGGATTCATCTACAACTTCACCGGTAACTTTGTTTGGGTCCGTGTTTACGTGAGTGATTGGACTGACGGTAGCATCCGAAACATATTGCTCAATCATTAAGGACAGTCTATGAAACATTTTGTCAGCGTAATTATACCTATTAAAACAGTAAATGAACAATCAGTGCAAGCGATGATGATCAATATATCATCACAAAAATTATTAGAAGGAGCAGGTCTTTTTGAAAGCGGAGTGACTAACGAAGGTGATTCAATCATACAATTATCATTAAGACGTGAGCTAAACATCATAGAATCTGATAGGTTCGCTGAAGAACTTGCTAATAAACTATTTGATGCAGGCTACGAAAACTTTGATATCTATACTTCATTCGACGAAGATGCTACCGAAGAAACATACGACGGTAATGATTTTTATGAGGCTTATGGAGAGTTGTGGTTCAACGAAGATGACGAAATTGACGAAGCAGAATATCAAGGTCGTAAAGTTAAACTAGGCAAACCAATGCGTGGCGATGTTAAAAAGTTTAAAGTATATGTAAAGAATCCTAAAGGTAATGTCGTTAAAGTTAACTTTGGCGATCCTAACATGAAGATTAAAAAATCAAATCCTGCACGTAGACGCTCATTCCGTGCAAGACA